GGAGTAGTCGAGCTACACGAACCCCCAGCGAGTTGGGCTTAGACCACCACGGCGGTCAGCGGTCCATCCGACTGGGGGTTTCGTGTGATGGTCTGTCTTCCAATAGGCAGGATGTCGGCTAGGTCGCCCCTACGCCGGAGACGATGGTTCGAATCCATCCAGACCAGCAAGCACATGAAGAGGCCCCACCCCAGGGGATCAGCCGGGGTGGGGCCTCCGTCATGGACGGGCTCCTAGATCAGGAGTCCGTGTTGGTGCCACGCGACGCCATCGACGGCGACGGGTCGATGCCGGAAGCACCGACGAAGTGGCGGACGCGGTACTGGATGTCGTCGTGCGAGAACGAACCCTCGAACGGCGAGATGTCCCCGCCGCCGATGCTCGAACCGCCGTCGCCCTTGATCCGCAGCTCCGGCGCCTCGTGACCGGCCAGGAAGCCGGTGATGATGGCGCGTCGGGTACCAGTGGTACCCCCGGCGGGCAGCAGGTACCAAGTGGTGGCACTGGTGACCGAGGTGTCGATCAGCGGCAGCCACTGGTTGACCTGGACGGTGAACCGGCCACGGGCCTGGTTCGCCCGCTGGAACCGGCGCTGCCGTCCAGTGACCGGGTCGCCCTCCACGATCTCCTCGCGGTCGATCGCGGCGATCTCGTTGGCACGGATGCTGAGCGCGGGCGGGACCACGAGGACCCAGCCGTTCGGCACCGTCACCTGGCGACCGTTGACCTGGCGCAGGCCGATCTGCTGCATGGCCAGTTCGAGGGCCTCGACGGACAGCTCGGGGTTGCCGTCCAGGATGTTGCCCGCGTCGGCCTGTGTGCCGAAGTCCCACGACGTGTTGAAGTACGTCGGGTTGGGGCCGGTGGAGTCGGCGATGACGGAGGTCGTGAGCACGTCCTCGGTGTCGCTGCCCATGGCGGCCATCTCGCCGGGCATGTCCTGGATGACCTGGAACTCGTCGTTCAGGAACGCCTCGAAGGAGAACGGGAACCGGGCACCGAACTTCTGGATGCCCCACTCCTGACCACGGCTCTCCAGGGAGAACGTGGGGTACTCGGTCAGCTCGGGGACACGGGGCAGTGCCATGTCGTGCCGGGTGGCGCCGCCGTTGCTGAGCAGGAGCTGGTCGCGGGTGATGTTCCAGTCCATCACGCGCTGGTTCTTCAGGTTGCTCACCACGTAGCGTGAGGACCAGGCGGTCCACTGCTGCGGCAGCCGGGCGTACTGGCCCTGCATGGCGATCTGGGTGACCTGGCCGAAGAGCATCGGGAAGTCCGTGGAGGCCACGGCTTCCTTCAGGTAGGCCATGCTGCGCTGGTTGCCGTCGATGGCATTGCGCAGATCGGTGACCAGCTTCGCGCCCTTGGCGGACTCGCGGAGGTAGGACTCGGTCTTGGCGGTGAGCTTGGCGAGCAGGCGCTGCTTGTGCTCGGGGATGTTCACGTTCATCAGAAAGCCACCCCCGCGAGGCGGACGACGAAGCGTCCGTCGGACGTACGGTTGACGATGTGGCCGAAGCCGAGGCCCGCGCCGGACGTGGTGGTCAGCGTGGACGAGGTGCTGCTGTTGCCCACCGTGAAGTACACCGGAGTGCCCATCTCGGTGGAGCCGGTGGCGCCGGTGACCGCGAAGGCGAAGGCACCGGTGAGGGCCACCGACATGTAGCCGTCCTCCAGGGAGGTCGACCCCTCCTCGTGGGTGACGGTCATGGTGCCGATGGTGTAGGTGAGCTGCTGCCCGCCGACCACCTGCGCCACACCGACCAGACCGTTGACCTTCACCGGGTCGCCGTTGACGACCTTGAGGTCGGACGGATCGATCGGCAGTGCGATCCAGTCGCTGTGCTTGAAAACTTCGTTCGTAGCCATCAGTCACTCCTTCCTGTTCTCAGCCGGAGAGCTTGGTGCCGAAGAGGGACGAGAAGGCGGAGAAGGACTCCTTGACGGTCTTCTCCTTCTTCGTGTCGTCCTCGTCGTCATCCACCTCGACCTTGCCGGGAACTGTTCCGGCGACCGGCGACTTCTTGTTGTTGGCGGTGTAGCTGCCCTTGCTGGCTTCGGCGATCTCGGCGACGTACGCCTTCTCCGCCTCGATCACCGCGTCGATGTCCTGGCCGTCCACGTACGCCGCAGCGATGCGGGTCTGGCTCGGCACAGGGAGACCGGACTCGGCGAGCTTCGCCGTGAGCTGGCCGACGGTGAGCTTCTCGACCTCGTCCTGCTTGGTCTGGCTCTCGGCCAGCTTCTCCAGGAACGTGGACATCGTGGTGTTCAGCGTGGCGATGCCGGACGCGAGTCCGGACATCGTGGCCTTGTCGGCCTCGCTGAGCTGCGCCACCTGCGGTACAGGCTTCGCGGACTCGGTCATCTTGATCAGCCTTCCTCCGGCACCCGCGTGGGTGACGATGTCTACGGATATGCCCTTGACGATGCTGGTCACGACGCGGCCCGACTCGGACTCTTCGATCGTACCGGCAGCACGGATCGACATGCCGACCACGCTGTGCATCGCCTCTACGCGTTCCTTGTGGTCCGGGAAGAACTGGACCCGGGCGAAGAGGCCACGGCCGTCGGGCCCGTCCTCGTACTTCGCCGCCTCGATCATCATGCCCGCGAGATCCTTGACCGAGCGCTCCGGGCGCTCGTACGTCTCGGACTCGGTGGCGTGGTCGAAGTACACGTGGGTGCCCTCGGGGAAGGCAGTCGCCCCGTCGCGTCGCAGCACTTCAGCGCTGTAGTACCCGCTGGACCCCATGACGTCGGCCTCGATCAGCCGGACCCGCCAAATCCCCTTGCTCTTGCTGGGGGTGACGGTGGTCGATTCGAGGAACAGTGTGCTCGTCATGCTGCCTCCCTTCTGGCTAGTCCCTGTTACCATACCCGATCCCGTCAGCGATCTGTGTGCGCCTGCCCACCCTGGTCTCGGAGAGTCTTGTCACCGCGAGAGGGCGGGTCCGGCTGCTTCGGGCCACCGGTCTGACTCGGTGCTCCAGGCTTGCCTCCCTGTGCCGGAGCGACCGGCGGCGGCGCGGCATCGGCCTTCGCCTTCAGCAGATCGATCTGCCGCTGGTCTTCCTTCTCTTGCTCGGCCTCGCTCTTGGGGACGCTGTTCTTCAGGATCAGCGGCACCTGCTCCTCGTTGGGAACACGCTCGGGGAACTTCTCCAGCCACTTCTCACCGAGGGCTTCGAGAAGCATCTCTCGCCATTCCTTCGGGAAGAGGACGCCAGAACGACCGGCCATGTCGATCGCCTGGATCAGTCGGTGCGTCGGCTCGGGGTCGATGTCCGGCCACTCGATCGTGACTTCCATCCGGATCATCCGGGCGCATTCCTTGATAGCCCAGTCAGCCATACGCTGCCTGGCCTTCATGGACTTCTTGGTCGGCTCGTCCAGCGTCTCCGCTGTGGAGCGCGAACCTTCACCCGGGTCGCTGGTCAGCATGGGCAGCGGTACACCCAGACCGGCAGCGACCATCGCGGCGAGCGGGCGCCCTGCGTTGAAGTCTACCGAGGTGGAGCGGGAGATCGCGGTCAGGTCTTGCCCGGCGCCCAGCGCGACCGAGGCGCCCACGGCGCGGCTCTGGCCGGTGATCGGGTCGCGGCCGGGCTCGCTGGCGAGCTGGCTGGCTACCCGCGCGGTGCCCTTGCCGGACGCACTGGTCACCTTCCACGCGAACCTGGCGTACGCCTTGGTGAGCGTCGCGCAGTTCTCAAGGAACTCCTTGTACGCCTTGGACCAGAAGATGGCCGTGAAGGTGTCGGGGATACCCCAACGCCAGCCGACGATGCGGTTGAAGGGAACGTGCACGATCCTGCACGAAGACTCGACCTCGACGTTCATGATCTTCGTCGCGACCGGACCGGTGTGGTTCGAGGTGGGGTACCACTTGTCCGTCAGGTCACCGGAATTGGTACCGGTGTCCAGGTCGGTCTCGGTGTCATCCCACGTACGCCGGATGTAGAGGATGTTCTCGGAGTCGCCGTTCTGGGTGACGGCGCCACTGATCTGCCAGAAAGGCAGGCGGGTCACCGTCTTGGTCCGGGTGTCGCACAGGAAGAACCAGTTCCCGTCCGAAGCTGCGGAACGCTCCAGTTCTGCCTGTGCCAGCGTGGATCCGAACACCCTCTCCAGCGAAGGCGGCAGAGTCTTGTTGGTGGACCGCTTCCGACCTCGTGATGAGCCGTCCACAGAAATCTTGACGCCGTCGCCCCAGATGAACGACGTACGTACGTTGACGCCCTGCTTGACCAGGGGGTTGACGGTGACCAGCGCCCTGCACAGCTCGGCGGTCTTCTTGACCTTGCTGAGCGGGATCTCGTGGTTGCCCTCGTTCATGCCACCGAGAGGCGACCATCCCTGGTCATCAATGGCGATGCTGACGTCGGCCATGGACTCCTGCACACGGAGCAGAAGGTCCTCGTTCTTGAGTTCCAGGTCTTCGATGGACCGGCGAAGATCCGCCAGTTCCCCCGATCCCTGTTCCGTAAGGTTCTCCATATGCTGAATAATAGCGCTCGAACTCACGGAAAGGGGAACCCATGAAGATCGTGGCACTGCTGCACTTCGCAGTCCCGTACAGGATGGCGGGCAGCGAGACCATGGCGCACGCCATGATGGAGAAGCTAGTCGAAGCTGGCCATGACGTAGTCGTCGTGGTCAACGAGATGAAGGAGTTCCAGAACAAGGACTACGTCCACGGCTCTGTGCAGTACAAGGCCCGGCGCGGCCTGGCTGCCTCTCGTCTCGTGCTGGATGAGAAGCCGGACCTCATCATCACGCACCACCAGAACACCATGCTGGCGCACAGCCTGGCACAGCAGGCTCGATCCAAGCGAGCACTCATCATCCACAACGATCTCGGTGCTGGCATCGACTTCGCCAGGCAGGAGTGGGATCTCCTGGTCTTCAACACCGAATGGCTGCGTGAGGTGTACCGGCAGCACGATGTCGACGGCATCGTCGTACATCCGCCGGTCTACCCGGACGCCCATGCGACGACGCCGGGTAGCCACATCACCTTGGTGAACCTGAACGAAGACAAGGGTTCACGCATCTTCTACCGGCTGGCGGAACACTTCCCCAACCTCAAGTTCCTCGGGGTGACCGGCGCACACGGCAAGCAGCTCATCCGCCACGATCTGCCGAACGTGGAGATCATCCCGAACACGACGAACATGAAGGAGGACGTCTGGTCTCGCACCGGCATCCTGCTCATGCCGTCCATTTACGAATCCTATGGAATGGCTGGGGTTGAGGCTCTCGCCTCCGGCATCCCGGTCATCGCCAACCCGACCCCGGGTTTGCGGGAGTCGCTGGGCGATGCTGGGTGCTTCACGCCGCGCGACGACTTCGACCGATGGGTGGCTGCCATCCGCACCATGACCATGAAGGTCGGGTGGGGTCAGTGGTCCTCGCTGGCGAAGGAGCGCAGCGCGGAGCTGCTCATGCAGACTCGCAACGATCTCGACCTCTGGGCACAGAAGGTCAGCGAGCTGGAGAAGCCGCAGTTCCCGAACATCGGTACCCGAGTCCGTCGAGCGCGTAGGACCATCATCAAGCCGACGAACACCCGGCCCGAGGCTTCCGTCATCGTCCCGTGGAGGGAGACGCCGGATCGCGAAGAGAACTGGCGTTGGCTCAGGTCGTGGTACAACCACTACCACCCCGAGTGGGAGCTGATCGAAGCCGACGTTCCCGGCGAGTGGAACAAGTGCCGGGCAGTGAACGAAGGCGCCAGGTTGGCCACCACCGGGACCTTGCTGGTGATGGATGCCGACGTTCTGATCAACCCGGGCTCGCTCCGCGCGGCCGTACGCGAGGCTGAGCGGGCCCCGTGGGTCGTTCCGCACGGGAAGGTCCACCGGCTCCGTCCCGAGCCCACCCAGCGGCTGCTGGCGGCCTACCCGGCCGACGTGGTCGCGGTCCCCCACACGCCGGTCCTGCGGACGCCGTACACCGGGGTCGCGGGCGGCGGCGCCTTCGCCATGTCCAAGGAGAAGTTCCTGGCCATGGGTGGCTTCGATGAGAAGTTCGTAGGTTGGGGAGGTGAGGACACTTCCTTCGGCATGGCGGCCGATACCTTCTTCGGCCCGCATGTCCGGTACCACCACGTACCGCTGGTGCACCTGTTCCACGACCCTGGTCTCCGTACGGTGCACCCGTCGTACGGCGACAACCACGGTCGGCAGATGCAGTACGAGCGCAGGATGCACAACCCCGGCGCGATGGCGGAGTTCCTCGGGATCCCTGTGCCGTCCGTCGGCACAGGACCCGTCGTACGGCCGGAGCGCCACGAACCGGCTGAGCGCTGGCTGACGTACCTGGCCAGTCTCCAGGTCCCTGTGCCCCGCACGATCACCCACCAGACGACGGCGCTCATCGCGCTCGCTGTCCAGGAGGAGACCAAGCGCGGTCTCTGAACATGACGACGCCCCCGGCACCTTCCGGTACCGGGGGCTTCGCCGTCTTACTTGCCGATCGTCCAGCCGATGATGGTGACTGCGGTGGCGGTGACGGTAGCCCCGCCGAACGCGATCCCGATCATCCTGGAGTGGCCCCGCTCCAGGACCGACACTCGGTCGGTGACCTTTTCGATATCCTGTGGCAGCTTCTCCAGGTCCTTCACCCGCTCGTCCATGCGAGCGACTGTAACACTGGTCTGCATGACCACGTTGTAGATATCCCGGAGCGTGACCACTTCCTCGTCGTTGTGGTCGTTGGCTCCAGGGGTCATCAGCGCTCGACCTCCCCCTTGGCCGCGTACTGCGGCGCACGAGCCAGACCGAGCAGCCAGCCCCACTTCGCCCCGAAGCGGGCTTCGAGGTAGCGGAACAGGCCGTAGTACACGGTGGTGAAGGAGCCCGCCAGCCACAGCTCGACCGCCTGCTCATCCAGGTCCAGGCCGATCTTCGCCAGGTACGCCGACACGATGCCGACGACCACGGGCACGAAGGTCCGCCACAGGGACGCGAGGTATTCGTACAGGGACATGTGCTTCCTCCTACTTGACGCGGATGTTGTCGCCCGGGTGGATGAGACTCGGCGAGACGCTGGGGTTCAGAGCCACCAGGGCTTCCACGCTGATCCCGTGCTTCCGGGCGATGGCCCAGAAGGTGTCCCCCGCCACCACCGTGTAGAACTTCTTGGTGTTCGGCGGGTTGTCGATGTACGCCTGAGCGCGGCGGCGGAACTCAGCCATGCTCGGCATACCGGGCCCACGCGGGTCCACCTTGCCGGGCTGCCACTCCTTGTGCCCGATGATGGAGTCGGCGCTCCAGCCCATCAGGTAGCAGATCGCGGCGGCGGCGCGGATGACCGCGTCGGTCTGGATCTCGGGCCACGGGTCCTCGCCGTCGCCCATGTTCTCGCACTCGAACCCGATGTAGTGCGGGTTGCCGTCCATGTCGGCTTCGTCGCACCGGGGCGGGTAGTCCCCGTAGTTCTCGGCCACGACGGCGGAGTGCACGTCGCTGTCGCCCTTACCGGCGTGGTTGCAGCGCCCCCACCCGATACCGTAGACCTTGCCGTCCTTCATGCCCGCGAACTGCGAGAGCGGACCCGGGAGACCCGAGTAGCCTCGCTTCAGGATGTTCAGCGTGTTGTCGTGACCACGCGTCACAGTGTGGTGGATCATGACGCCGTTGACGCCACCCCACTTACCAACCTGGTTGCGGTTGTGGTTCTCCCACCCCGGGTAGGTGACGACCTCTACGCCGAACTTGCGCATGGCCTCAACTACAGCGGTGTGGCTCGGAGGCGTTGCCATAGGATCCCTTCCTGCTCGCCTGGTTCACTATTGCATCATACCGGGGACAGCACCATGACCCGGGGTAGCTACGCGCTTAGAACGGTGAAATAGACATCTCCGCGAGCATGAGGGCTTCCTCCAGCTCGGCGGCCTGTGCCATGTTGTGAGCGGTCTCTGACACTGTGTCACCCATGGCCAGCCCCTCGTGTACCGGCGCCGTCGCGTAGACCAACGCATCAGCATAGTCAGGGGACTTGCGGCCGTCCTTGCGCATCTCCTCCTTGCTCTCGATGTAGAGCTTGCCGTTCCGGTAGTCGTACCGGACGCCTCCCAGCTCACCCTTGAGCTTCTCGTGCTCCTCGATCTCGATGGTGCCCGAGCGCATGAGGTGCTTGAGCTGGTCGAACCACCAGGCCCTGGCGTTGCCGTAGCCCTGCACAGAGCCGCCGACGTCCTTCGGGGCCGCCGCGCTGCCGTGCATCTCGCGCACGACGAACCACGGCTCCCGTCCGAGCGGCGCCAGCTCCTGCTCCAGGTTCGCGCGGGTGGCCGCCATGGTGTCCACCACACCGGCACCGAGGCCGACGGCGTCAACGCGGATGTCTGCGAAGACTGCCTTGCGATCCTTGACTTCCTCGCCTATGCGGAGCAGTGCGCGGTTCGCTGTGGAGACCGTATCCATGCCGGACCACGAGTCGAGTACCTTGGCTCGGACCCCGTCGAACATGCAGAGCACGGAGAGGTCACCACCGTAGCGCGCGACGTCGAGTCCGAAGTACAGGGTGGTCGGCCGCTCTGCCCGCTTACGGCCCTCTTGCTCGAACGCGGTCGCGATGACGACCGGCGAGAACAGGGAAGCCTGGTTCTGCTCAGGGAACTCGGCCAGCACCTTGGAGATGTACCTGGGGTCGTCCTCACCCCAACCACGCTTGCGCTCGTCCACCCACGCTCGGGCGACCAGCACCTCGTTCAGCAGTGGAGGCACGATCTCGCCGGTCAGGTTGGGTGTCGAGAAGGCAGGGATACTGATGCGGTTCCAGTCCTGCGCAGTGGTGGGGTCGCAGTAGTTCTTGCCGAACTCGGTGTCTCGGTCGTCAGGGTTACCGATCGCCAGGATGCGGCAGCCTTCGTTGGTGGTGATGGCCTCTGCACCGGTCCACAGTTCTTCCGGTACACCACACGCTTCGTCCAGGATCGCCAGCACGAACCGGCGGTGGATGCCCTGGAAGGCGTGGCGGTCGCCATCCTTCGGTTTGCGGCCGAATCCGACCAGGCTGCCATTGTCCAGGTTCCAGTTGTCGGCCATGGTGATGGAGCCCGGCAGCGGTACACCGCGCTCCTTGGCGCTCGCGTGGTGCTTCCGGATCTCTTCCCAGAGGATCGCGTGGACCTGCGCGTACGTCGGAGCGGTGCTGACGACGATGGCGGACCCCGGAGGGTGCACGTCGATCCACCACGCGGCGATGACCGAGGCGATCATGCTGTTGTGGGTGGGCACGTCGTTCTGCCCGGCCAGGTAGACATGGTTCTCGCTGTCCACCTCCACGCACTTGACGACCTTCTCCTTGAACGGCTCGGCTCCACCCAGCGTCCAGCCACCGAATCGGCAGACACGACGGTCGATGTCGTACTTCTGGAGCGCGATGGCCTGTACGTCACCGGCACAGAGGCCGTTGATGTCCCTGGTCTTCTCCGCGCCGAACACGAAGTTGCGCAGCAGCTCCATGGGGTCGCAGCGGAAGACCAGATCGTAGGTGGCTACGTAGCCCTTGCGGGTCTTCACGAGCACGGTGCGGATGTCCAGCTTCTCCTCCGCGTACCTGCGCGCGTCCACGAGGTCCGGCGGCGGCATCATCTGCCGGATGCTCGGGTGCTGTATCGCCGTCATCTTCATGCAGAGGCGGCCCTCGTCGTCCACCGTCCCGTGGTCCTGTGCCATCTGCGCGAACCCGGCGCTCTCCATGGTGGCCAGGTCCAGGTTGAGCTGGAGCGCGGTCGGGATCTCGCGCGCAGCCGGGATCACCGCCTTCTCCACGAACTCCCACTGCTTGCCCGCACTGATGTACTCGCCGTACATGTCGAGCGTCGTAATGGTCTCGGACCTGTGCATCCAGTACGACCAGTCCGGATTCTCGCGGATCCCGTTCCGACTGCACAGGACCCGGATAACCGCCTGCTGCGCGGGCGATATCACCTGCCACTCGTGCTCGTAGCTGCTGCTGATGACCTCTCGGCGGTATACCTGCTTGCGCTGGTCCCAGAGCTGGAACCCGAACGTGGCCCCGTTCTTCCTGTGCTCCGGCGTCATCGCCACAACACGCGTAGGTCGGTAGCTCTCATCGAGCAGCCAGTCCCCTACCTGCACCTCACCCATGGTCGTGTACCCCGTCGGCGTACGGAGCTTGGTGGAGAGTTCCAGAGCCTTGCCAGAACCGTGGCAGCTTGCCACCACAGTGCGCTTGTGGTCTCGCACACTGTTGGTGATCTCCACCTGCTTCGACCACAGGTGTACCCCGAGCTTGTCCTTTGCCCATGCTCGTGGGTCCACGGCGTAGTCGGCCGCCCGCTTCTGGCCCTCGAACCGCGCAAGCAGTGCTGCCCGTACGTCCTGGCTGACTTCGTTCATGCCGTCCGCTCCTCCTGTGCCGCGCCGCTGCTGTCTCCGTCGTCCTCCGGAGCCAGTATGCCCAGCGCGAGCAGGGACGTGCGCAGCCCGGCGCTCGCTTCCTTGCTGGGGAGCCGCGTGGCCAGCACCGCGAGCTGCCGGGCCGCCGCGTCCCCGCACACGGCACAGCGCCCGCATACGACCAGCGGCGGCGCGCAGTCGTCGCGCTCCGGCTGCATCGCTCCCAGCTCGGGGAACTTCGAGCCGATCCCGCGCTTGACCCGCTCCTTCTCGTGGACGTGCGCGGTCTCCAGGAACTTCCCGCCTCTGCTCCTGCTGCTCATGCGCGTTCTCCCTTGATCACGGTGGTCCGGGTGGTCTGCGCGGTGACCGGCCCGGCCGCGCTGTTGTTGTCGGGGCTCGCCATCTCCAGCGCGTTCGCCGCCGCTGTCGCGAACCAGCCGCCCCAGTCGCGTTCGAGCACCGCGCGCAGTCCGGCGACGTCGTCCACGCTGCGCTTGCCGGTGTCGGCGTGGTACTGGCTGCGCTCGGTCAGCAGTCCCATCACCGCGTCCAGCACTGCCGCGCGCACCTCGTCCAGGATGATCCCGATCAGGCCGGTCTGCTCCTGCGTCAGGCGGACCTGCTCGTCCTTCAGGCGGTCCTTCTTGAGGTCCAGCAGCTCGGTGACTTGCTGGATCGTCGCGATCAGGTTGGTCGTGTGCCTGCCCTGCGTCAGGAAGTCGCCCGCCGCCACCTGCTCGTACAGGTAGCCCATGATCATCTCAAGTCGGCGGATCTGGAGCTGCCGCGCCTCTTCGATGCTGGTGCTGGCGTACTGCCCGTTGAGGTAGTCGCTCACGCGCACCGCTGCGCTCTGTGCAGGAATACCGGTTTCCATCTGGATCTGCATCCAGGTCCGGCCCTTAGCTCGGAGGTTCACCAGCTCTTCCGTGAGCAGGTGACCTTCCTCGGTGTAGCGCGGGTCCGCGATGGGGTGTCCCATGCTCTGGTTCTGGTTGGGCGGCGTAGGTGCGCCGCCTGCGGCGATGATGCGCTCGACTTCGCGCCCGGGTCCTCGTTTGGTGGCCATGCGCGTGAATGTACCACACGACAAATGGGACATCTAGGGGCTATACAGGATTAATCGGCATTACCTGGGACAGCGGCCGGAATTTCTGGGGTTGATGTACGTATACGTATTACCTCCCCTGCCTTTATCAGAATTCATGGGTAATTTGGTTTTCTATTCCCCCCTCCCCGATGGTTTTCCATTCAACTACCTCGCTCGCTGCATTCAATTGCATTCATGACTTCATCGGCACAGCGCCCATCACCTCGCCTCTTTCTTCATCATTACTCATCACCTCATCATTACTCTCTGTTATCTACATGTGTTATGAATACATACTCATAACACTATGATGTGTGTAACATACACCTATCCTGCACTAGGGCTATATCACTACCCTGTGATAGTGCCATGCCTATATCCCCACTGTGCTATATCCACCACTACCGATATCCCCTGCATTAATTCCACTACCCTTGAATTAGTGCACTGTGCTAATTCACTGCGCTATCCATGCTTAATTCCACTACACCAAACCGATATCACCTAACCCCATATCCCTACTAGCCCTATTTCCACCCCCTCGGCACAGGGCCTTAATCACTACCCCTTCCTATTTCCACCACCTACTCATTTCACTACCTCTCTCACACCTAATTCAATACCCTCAATCCTAAAACCACTTTGATCATGAGCCGATATCCACCACCTTCGATCCCATTTCAGAGCCCCTGAATTAGCCCTAGTCATCTTAGATTTAGGCTTGAAAATCACCCTTGAATTAGCCCTACTACACGCCCTCTATCAACCCCATTTCACTACCCCTACCCCTACCTATTTCCACCCCTATCCCCATCCGATATCCACCCCCATCACCAACCCTAATTCCACCCCTATTCCCACCTAATTCCACCACTACCCCCATGTGTTATAAGCCCAGGTCAGGAGTTGTTTTAGCCCTAGTCGTAGTCCTATATCCACTACAGGATCAGTGAATTAGTGCTGTTGATCATGTGTTTTTCGACCGACTCTTAGCTTTCCTACTTTCTGTTTTAGGTAGTGATGGAATTAGTACCACTGTACCTATTTCATCTTGTTTATATATTCACTCTTGATATTAAAATCATGTGTGGTTCAAACCGGACATCAGTGAATTAGGCCCAATCCTTGAATTGGGCTCACATCCTCTTACCGTCCCTGTACGCCCCTCACAGCCCAGCACCCGCAATCCGGCACTCTTCCCCACCCTCACGCTGGCAGGCTCCACAGCACCCCAAAGAATCGCTTCTCAGCCTCGCTACGCGTCGGCACCTCCTGTGCCGATGCACGCCCGCGCTCGCTAGTCCTAATTCAATATCTATGCAATGTGCTTGCATTCTGCGAGCATTGGGACATGACTACAGAGCGTGTAAATCTGCCTTCCCGTGTTCCTCCTGTACTCCGCGAAAAGCTGCGTGCTTATGCGGCAGACCACGGCATATCCATGAATGCCGCTGTGTGTGTACTTCTCACGTCAGCACTTCAGGACATTCGCACTGACCACGATGTTCCGGCCGTTACCGCGATATCTCGCGATGACGTATCCACTACGCCCGCAAGTGGCATGACGTACTGACACCCGCATTCGCCAGCAATGCCGCGCCCCATGTGCTCCCCGTAGCCATGGGGCGTAGCCATGCCGACAGCCACTGTCAACTTCAGGTTGACGCTCCCCTCGTATACCCCTACCCCGTACCCGTATCTCGCTCGAACACCTGTTTGTACCGCGCTTTGTACCAACCCCCGATCGCCGGCCTTTCTGTACCACGCTTTGTACCAGGCAAACCAGGACATCTTTGGCTGACAACCGTCTAATTTCCATGATCCAAACCACTTCTGACGACCCGTCACACACCCCACATGTCCTATTTTCTCCACATTATGTGACCCGCCAGTAACAAGACTCAGAACCATGCCAAACTAGGACATCCTTCACCCCGTCCACGATCCTCCAGAAAAATATTTACAGCGCTCTGACCAGGCACGATGAGCCGAAAACACCCTTCCGCTTGCGATCTGGGGTTGTGATCTTCACTCGACTCTGTCAGTCTTCGGTCATCGCCAAGCAGCACAGCCCGCCGACAACGGCAGGCACGGCGAAGCGGTCCTAACCCGCACTGCACAGGATCACTCGGTACGTACGAGCGGCCATCGTGTAGCGAGCGTGATACGCCCGATCCAACGCCACGCAGCGTCGGGACACGCTCCTTACACACAGGCACACACGCTCCACACGCTCCACACGTTCCACCCGATCCGCTCCGCTTACACAGGGAAGTGCGGGACGGTCCGCCGGGCAACGCCAACGATCCCAGCAACAACGGTGATCCGCAGCAACCGAGGGAAGGCAGTGAGTTGACAGACTCACCGAAACCCGCTAGGTTCTAGCCCAGCAAGACCAGGGCGGGGCAGCTTGATCGCCCCAACCGCCGGAAACGCAGGGAGTTGACAGACTCACTCGAAGCCGGTAAGGTTAAGCCCAGCAAGACCCGGACACACGGTGACCGGGGCAGGACCTGCCGACTACGGCGGGGCACACGCACCAAAGCGCTTGACCCGGATGCGACTGCTGACGACTACGTCGGCGGGGGCTAAGTGGGGGAAGCTGGCAAGAATGCCGGTGAGATCCTGCGAGAGAGCTTTACGCAAGCCGGATGCTCCTTGAGAACTCAACAGTGGACGAAATGAGATTCACACCGGGAAAGCTCCGGTCTCCTGAATCGCCCAAGATCGCAGCCTAGCAAGCTGGTCAGTAAGGGTAGGCGAGTAGGGTAAGTCATGCCGGGCAATCATGCCTGGAGTGCGCCGAGAAGCCGCTAGGATGGGAACCGATGCAAGTACCGAGTGCCGCAGGACAAAGAACCTGCCGAGTGAAGCACCCTGGGAGATAGGGCCACCGTTAGCGGCGCCCGACGGACAACTATGTCCACTCCCCACACTGGACGTACGGACCAACCCGGCCACCGTAAGCGGCGCCGGACCCCGTACTAGCCTTAATAGCTGCGAACGGACGATACGGGGCGAGCACTAGCAAGCCATCGGACGGATCGCCATCCAACTCGGTCAGACAAGGGGACAGTCCTGCGGGCAAGCTCCACCCTGGCAATCATGCTGGGAAATCTTCCCCCGCTACGAACGTGGTAGTACCGATCAAATCGGCCGGGGGGAACGATGGGGCTAGCGCTGCGCTCTGAGATGCCAGGAGTGCAGGCTAAGTACGAGGATGCCGGAACGCGGTGGTAACGCTCTGTTGCGCTATGCCTAAGCCCCGGCTCCTCCCCCACACTCCGCAGTACACACAACCAAGAATGGTAGGACAACCATGTCCAAGATCGACCGCTCGAACCTGTTCCTCGCACTGAACGAGGATGACCAGATGTACCGCGCCGGTTACCACAACGGGATGGCGCACGGGATCATGATCGACCCCGGATTCTTCAACGACCCGCTGGCGTGGACCACGGAAGACAACACGTACGTCAAGGCGTGCGGCGGTGTCTTCACCACCACCAACTCGAAGGGACAGGACACCCCTGTCGAGCGGAAGTACGACGACTCCGCGATGTGCAAGAACTGCGCCAAGCTCTTCGACCTCATGGGTGAGGCCGCGCGGCAGGCGAAGTGGGACAACTCGTACGAGAAGATCGAAGCGCTGGGAGAGCTGGCCGCTGCCCAGCGTGAGGTGGAGGAGTCCGCCAAGGCCGTGGACGACGCGGTCGCCATGATCTTCGCCCCCGACTGCACCTGCAAGGGTGCGAAGGAGTGCGAGCACGACCAGGACTGCATGGACTGCGGATGCCCCCGCGTGGCCCCGGTCATCACCCTGCCCACCATGCTGACCGTGGAGCACCGGGAGGAGTCCCCGGCGCAGGCCGACGGTCCGTCGGTGGAGGTCGTCAAGGTGGAAGCGGTGAAGTCCGCCGACGGCGCCACCATCCTGCCCGGACACACCCGGCACACGCCCAAGGACAGCAAGACCCCGGCCCCCCGCAAGATCAGCAAGCCTAAGGTCCACAAGCCGCTGACGGAGCCCAAGCTGTTCGGTGACGTCTCGGGAGCGGTGCACACGGAGGACCGGCAGAACCCCAGCGCAGACGACATGGTCGGCGGTGCGCAGGCTGGTACGTACCGTGGCCACACCTCTCTCACCTCCGGCCGCGACATGACCGGTGCTGTGCCGAGGGAGCGCAAGGAGGACAAGCTCAACGGTGGTACCAAGCCGGTCCGCACCACCATGGACATGCCGCTTGGCCGGGAACGTCTGGACGCGAGTGCCCGGACCGACCGCAAGATCGTCGCCACTGCTGATGGTGCGAAGATCGTGACCGACCGCGTCGGTGGCAAGTTCGGGTACCTGAACGGTGCGGAGTTCGCCAAGCTCTCCCGGACGGCCAAGCGCCGGTACTGGGACAAGGTGAAGAAGGCCCGTACCGCCGCCGCTGCCAAGGCTCTGCGCGAGTCCGAGGGCAAGTAACCCCACATACGGCCAGGGGAGGAGTGTCGGCCCAACCTCCTCCCCTGGTCCCTGGTCCTACCCACTGCACATCAACGCAAGGAGAGTCACCATGACCACTCGCCCGGAATGGCTGTACGGCAAGGCTGAGACCCGCAAGCCTCGCCCGTGGAAGCTGCGGATGAGCATCGGGATCATGCTGCTCATGGTCGCCGCTGTCCTGGTCTTCACGTCGGGATGCAAGTCCACCAGTGAGCCCAAGCCCGGACCGATGGCCAAGAAGTCGGCCCCGGCCAAGGTCAAGGCCCCGAACGTCCCTGAGACCCTGGGATCGTCGGTCAGCGTCACCCTGTACGACCCGGGAACGGTCGTCCCCATCGACGTCGCCGCGCTGCCCGGTACCGACTGCTGGTACGAAATCAACCCCAAGGATGTGGACGGGGTAGAGGGCGGTCCCAAGCTGGTAGAGGTCAAGGCCATCTGCCCGTAGCACATCAGGACCGGTCAAGGCGAGACGCTGCGGGATCGAATCCCGCCCGGTCCACTCCGCACCACCCAAGCACGTAGAGGGAGAGTCCATGTCCATCACGCTCCGCAAGCCCACCGACGTCGCCCGTATCGTCCTCACGACGTACGACATCGAGGTACGAGACGTCAACATCCGCACGCACCACATGACCAACAGGGTCGCGTACAACGGGCTCACCGGTACGCAGTACGACCACATGCGGGACACCGTGAGCAAGATGGACGCATGGCACGACCCGAACGGCGGGTTCATCGTCCGGGAGGTCTCGCTCATCAAGATCCATCATAGTACGCACATCTGAACACCGCTGAACACCGCTGAACACCCGCGCGGATGGCATACACACCGGGTTCGAGTCCCGGGCGCGCACCATGACCGGCAACCATGCCGGGCAGTAGCAAGCACGTAGAGAGGCAACACCATGAGCATGTCCAAGAAGCACTACATTGCCGCCGCCGCCGTGTTCGCGGAGCAGATGCGCAACATCCAGGACATGACCCCGGTCCGCAAGCTGACCGCCGAGCAGACCATTCGTGCGACGGCATCCGGCATGGCGCAGATGTTCCGGGAGGACAACTCCCGATTCAACTGGAACACCTTCATGACCGCCTGCGCACTCGGCGAGACCGTCAACCCCAAGCACGTGGGACGCGGGAACCTGTTCCACTACTTCGGCCGCAAGGTGAAGGTGACCGCGACCAACGGCGGATTGGTCAACGTGCACTACACCAGCGGGTACAACTCCGGCCCCGCCAACGACTTCATGGTCACCGTGAAGGAGCTTCAGTACTGATGGCAACCATCGGAGACATGCGACTTGAGGCCACGTACCGGGTATACGAGGAGGAGGCGGCGGCCCTCGGGTTCGATACCTCGTCATGGGTCCTGGTCAAGGCCAGCGGCACAGGGAACAACCGGATCCCTCACCACATCACCTATCAGGGTGAGGGACCGCTCCACATGCCGCCGGGCGGGTACCGCAAGACCAACAGGATCGTGATCCTGGGGGACATGACCGAGAGTGCGATCCGGACCATGTCCCGCAGTACCGCGACCATGCAGCACGTACGGATGATGCTGAACGCCAAGTGAGGCAAGGGCAAGGGGATGAGCCCCGACCCTGGTGCAAGCCCAGGGTGCCCACCATGACCAGCGAACACGCTAGTCAGTCGAGTGCACGTAGATCACAGGAGAGTCATCATGGCTAAGGGCACCCGCGCTCGCCGCATCAAGCGGATCATGGACAGCTCGCTCGGAGACTTCATCCGGGAGTGCGAGCAGTACGGCGAGCAGCAGGACACGTTCCGACGCACGTGGTCGGGTGGATTCGGGTACTCCGACTCCATCCCCTACATCACCACCCCTCTCGGTACGCACCGCGACGCGGATGCGATGATGGAATCGAACTGGGACGTCATCACCCGCGAGATGGACAAGGTCAACCACTTCGGTACCTTCTCGGAGTACGACTCCGTGATCTACCACCGTGAGGGCTCATGCCTGGTCGGATGGGCGGAAGCGGTGCAGGTGCGGAAGGATGACGCGGTTGCCATCAAGGCCGCAATGGACATCGTCAACGCGCTCGCCAACTACCCGATCCTTGACGATGACGACTTCTCCGAGCGCGAGTGGAACGCCAACCACCCCGGGGGCGGGAAGTGCTACGGGGATTGCTGCTCCTGTGCCGACGGCGAGCACGACCGCCTGAACCATCAGGAGGAGCACAAGGGATGCCGTGCGTGGCTCGCCGGATCCCTGGAAAGCCAGGATGCGCCCGGATGGCGCTCCTTCGAGGGTAACGACGTGGAGGAGGAGCACGAGGAGTACGGGTATCGCGCGGAAGGTGTCTACACCCTCGACAACTACCAGCACGACCGTACCGACACGTGGCAGTGGTACTGCTCCGCCGACGGGTGCGGTACCTGGATCGACGCGAGCGCGGAGGACATCCTCTTGATCCGTAAGCACAACCTCTTCTCCGACATCCCTGAGCCGGTACAACAGCTCACCATCTTCGACATCTAAGGAGGACACATGAGCGTCCACAACGAAAGCCAGCGCCAGCAGCTCGAACGTCTGGAGGCTGAGTACGCAGACGTCACCGACCGGGACCTGATCAAGCACGTGGAGACCGGCCCGGTCAAGTGGCACTTTGATGACGGGGGTGAGGCCAAGACCCTGGATGGTGCGGTACAGGCGGGTACCGCACTGCTGAACTTCGCCAAGCGACTGAAGGGATAGCGATGATCCGCATCGTCGTACTCTGGGCAGGGTTAGTCATGATGGCTGCCGGATGCATGGTCATGTATCAGGCAGTCACCACCCCGGGCACCAACTCGGGAGCCGAGGGAACGGCCGCTGTGACGGCCGCTCTCGGGCTCGTGCTGGCCTTGTCCGCCCGGCGTAAGCGCCGGTAGCACCACGGCTCCGACAGACCCGTACGGGCGGCCCTGTGCCGTCCGGCGGGGTGCGGCTGGCAGCAGGGTTCGAGACCCTGCCGGAGCACTCAGGACCGACGACGGTCCAAGGCACAGAGTGAGGGGACATGACCGAGGACATACAGCTTGACCGGGAGACGCTGGCAACGATGCGGGCGGATCTACAGAGCACGTTGATGTGGTGCCGAACGTTCGTCTACGGCAGCACGGTCGGGATGGGTGTCAGCTACGGGGTGCAGGACGGTTGGGACATGGTCGTGACCATGATCATAGCCGGGTACCTCGGAGTGGTGGCACTCATGATCGGAACCATCAACGTCATCACCTACCACGAGCACAGCCGAGAGCTGGCATGGAGGGAAACACAGTGAACTTCGCCGCCGTAACCGGACACTTCCACGTCGGAAGCAACATGCCCGGATACCTCCCCGAGACCGATGTGTTCTGCGCCGAGAACCTGGAACTCGCCGGTCAGTACCTGGCCGATGAGATCGAGCGGTCGCAGGAAATGATGGCCGAGAACTGCGAGGGCGAGGGCGAGACCCCCGACTCGCAGGACATGGGATCCGCCTGCTGTGCATGGTGCGCCGAATATTGGTCCATGCAGACGGTCATCAGCGGGATTCGCGCCGTGGAACACGACGTGTTGCACGAGTTCATCCGCGACGGTGGTTACACCTACCATCACACCCCGCCGACGGGTGCGCCGGTGGTCTTCTGGATCACCAACGTGGCCGGGGCACACGGGAACATCGAGACGTGCGACATCTACCGAGACCAGGAGAACCCGGCATGATGGTCTTCAACGTGGACACCGCCAAGGGTGAGCCGTTCGCCCGACTGGACATCAGCCGCGAGACCAACCTGACTGCCGCGCAGGTGGTCAACCTGGTCCGCTCGCTGATCCGAGAGGACAGCGACGTGACCCTGATCGCCATCCACTGCCACCGTGTGGCGGACAGCGTGGACAGCGTCGCGGTCGGGGACGACGGGTGCGAGGTCGAGATCATCGACGCGGACGCGGGCGACGGTACGGAAGTGGAGGTCTACTGATGAGCCGGTTCGAGTTCCGTACGTACTGGCCGCTGTACCTGCTGGCCGCGATCCTGTACGGGGTAGTCGGGTACGTCGTGCTCGTCGCCGTGGTCACCGCATGGAGGATGAGCTAATGGGCAAGAGCATCCTGAACGGGGATACCCGCTGGCTGCCGATCTGGATCATGGCCACGCTCTGGTACACCTTCCTGGGTATCTGCCTGCTGGTAGGTGTCGCCGTGGTGGGTGCCCTAATGTTCGCCTGCTACGTCATGGTGGGAATGCTGTGAGCAAGTACGACCCGGAACGTGGTGTCCGGTGGTTCTGCTACGGGTGCACGTTCATCGCGCTGGCAATCATGCTGGCCGGTGCACTCGCGGTGCTCTGGATGATCGGAGAGATCGTATGACCGAGGAAGAGCAAGCGCTGTGCGAGGAAGCCAAGCGGGTTGGGCGGTCCCACGGATGGGACCACGCCAACTACGAGGCCGCGTACGGCAAGGCACCCAAGCAGGCGCCGGGTACCCCTGGAGTCATGGCCAAGACCATGCCGTGGAAGTACAGGAACAAGCTCTACGCCAACGGCAGGCCCACGGGCGGGGGTACGTACGCGAGTGCCCATGCCTACAAGCAGGGATGGCAGGCCGGTGTCCGGCAGTACCGCAAGGAGCACCCCGATGGGTAGGTTCACCAGCGGGGGACGCGCCAAGGTCCAGGAGGCCCACGGTAAGGGCTTCGCCGCCGGGTACGAGCGCTCCACCCATGGCGGGGACGTGACGGACATCGTCGTCCCCTGGAGATACGCCAAGCCCCACCCTGATGAGACAGGCAGGGTCAAGGGGAACGGTACTCCCGAGACGGAGTCGGCCTACATACGAGGCTTCGAGTCGGGTGCAAGGAAGCACAGCATCGACCGGAAGAGGCGAGGCAGATGAGCCGACGGCGACGGGGATACCGGCGCACGTTCTTCGAAGCACTGGTAGACGGGTTCGTCTACTTCATCACGCTTCAGTGGCTGCTCGGGGACTAGTCCCCACCCTCCCTGTGCCAGGCACACAGCCCGTTCGAGACGGGCGGAGGGACCATGCTGGCAACGATGCCGGACAACATCCATCAAGGAGAGTCAACATGCAGAAGGTCGCCTACATCGCGCAGGACCGCCCCGACTACGAGGTGCTCAAGGGCGTGGAGGCACAGCACGAGCGGACCGACGAGGCGTACGGGATGGCGATGGGCCACACGTGGGCCCGCCACGCCACGTACGAGAACGCGTGCGACGTAGTCGCGGAGAAGCTGCGGGAGTTCTCCACCTACGAGGGCATCGTCCGCAGCAACGAGTCCCTGATGTACCAGGGTGCCGCGCTCATCTTCGACAGCGCCAAGCGGGCACAGCACCCGCGAGACCTGGCGGTCCGGATCGGCGGACGTGTGTACTCGGTCACGGAGATGCCGTGAAGGACAACACCCCACCCAAAAGCTCAATCGCCATCATCCTCCTACTCATGGGAGTCATCGTGGCGATTGTGATGTACGGATTCGTTAAGCAGGTACGTAACGGGTCCTACTGCATACCCGAGGTCACCAAACAAGGGCAGACCAAAGACTGCCCCGGAAAGAGGTAGACATGAAGCTCCCCAAGATCAGCCGTACCTATACGCCGCTCCTGCTGACGACGTCGTGGGCACACGGGCTGATCACCGGGCTCTTCCTCGGTACAACGGCGGGCATGGCCCGCATGGGCAACAACCCGAACGGATGGGTGTCGCCCGCCGTGGTGGCCGGGGTCGTCGTGCTGCTCGCCGGGCTGGAGTTCTGGCACAAGCAGCGCGTCGCCAAGGTCGCCAAGATGATGGACGAGGCGCAGTACATGGACAAGCTGTTCGATGGTGGCATTGACGTCGGCTCGCCCGGCTTCGACCTGGTCACCATCGATCGCGAGTACCGCGCCTGATCCACAGCCTGCCCCATACAGGGTGGCAGTCCCGTTCGAGTCGGGCGCAGGCACTCGGGCCGCCGGTCCCTAACCGGCACACGGACAAGCAGGGAGAGAACATGGCCACGGTGATCCGCATCGACGGACGGCTGGGTAAGGGCGCTTTCGTGGAGGCTCACGCCGAACTGCACGACCTGACCAAGGACGGGGCCCTCGTGGAGGTCACCCGGGTGGTCGAGACCCTGTTCGCCTGCATCGCGGGCGGTCAGCCGGTCAACTTCAACAACTTCGGTACGTTCCAGCTCTCGGAGGTGGACGTCCGGGACATCGACGGCCGCGAGCGTGGCGAGCTGACCAGGGTCCGGGCACACAAGCGGGTGACCTTCGTCGCCGCGCCCCGCCTGCACAACATCGTCAACAACTACAAGGAGGAGCCGAAGACGGCTCGCAAGCTGGCCAAGGGCGAGCTGGCCGCCATGAACGAGGCGGACAAGTTCGTCGGGGAGTGATCCCGATGGCCGAGGTCAAGCCGCTGCCCGCACTGCCGGAGATCGCCAACGATGGCATCCGGAGCACTGAGTACCGCTGTATCCAGTGCAAGGAGTGCGGGGAGAACAACGGAGAGTGGGTGCGGATCGACCGGTACCGCGTCCGGAAGTACAGCGACCAGGACCCTGTGCCCTGGGACGTGCAGCACAAGCGTGACACCGGTCACCGTAGGTATTGGCACCACGCCTACGTACGCAACCACGGTGAAGTCTGGTAGTCTGTAGACCTACACCGCGCAGGACAACAACCGCAGCAGTACCCCAAGAGGAGACACGGACATGGCGCTCAACTTCATCACCTCCGCTGACCTGCCCGAGGACGAGGTCCAGGCGCGGAGCCAGCACAAGGCGAACGCGGCCGAGCTGATCGACAACCCGGGCCTGTGGGCCGAGGTCGGCGACTACTCGAAGCGCGCCACCGCCACCTCGCTCGCCGGTGACATCAACAAGGGCAAGCAGTCCGCGTACGCCAAGGCCGCCGAGGCGGCGGGCGGCAAGTTCGAGGCGCAGGCCCGCACCATCGGCGACGAGAACGGCGACGAGGCCAACGACAAGCACCTCGTGTACGCCCGCTACGTGGCCCCGGCCGTCGCGGCCGTGGACGCCCCCGACTTCGAGTAAGTCGGCCCCGTACAGCCCCAGCAGGCAGGGCTGAGACCGGATACCGCGCCCTCGCGGGTAGCGCCCGGAGCCTGACGCCGGTTAGCCCTCACCATTGGTGGGGGCTTTCCGCGTTGTAGGGTACAGACCAGGGAGGTACGTAGTGAGCACCAAGGTGTTCTACGTCGGGGCAACGTCCGAACTCGAAGCGGCCTGGAGGTGGGAGCAGAACGTCAAGTACGGTACTGACTTCATCAGCTCCAACGAGAAGGGGTGGGTGGACGACGAGGTCGACAAGATCAACGTCGAGAACGTCGCCCGCAACCCCGAGTCGGGTGCGGTCATCCGGCTGCTCAAGACCCACAAGATCACCGTCAAGATCGAGGAGCAGTAGCATGGACGGGAAGCACAGCAAGCCGGGTACCAGCGGCGAAGTGTTCGACGCTCAGTGGGAGCACTCCGCCACGGTAGCGGCGGCCAAGCCTGCGCCCACTCTTCAGCAGAAGGTGGACGAGTACGTCGCCGGACGGCAGGAGATCGCCGCCGACCGAGACAACCCGGCCAACGGCTGATGGCCCCGCAGTTCAGGGGGACGTTCACCACGCAGTGGTTCAACCCCGTGATGAACAAGGGCAAGGGCAAGTGGATGACGGCGGTGGAGCGGGGCGAGTGGACGTACGCCCGGGACTCCATCAACGGCATGAGGGACAAGCACATGCGGTGCCGACTCCTCGTGCACATCCCCCTGCAACTGCCGGGTGAGGAGCAGACTCGCATCCACATCCTGACCGTCAAGGAGTGGGACAAGGTGGGTACCATGGTGTACGCCAACGTCTCACTGATCAGCGACATGGCTGAGCGGGGCATGGACGTGGGCATGGAAGAGCGGTACGTCGGCGTGGTCAAGCAGCGGCACTACCAAGGCCGCCCGCGCATCGGCGAATGAGACCGGCACAGGGGCGGCCTAAGCAACCGCCCCTGTGCCAACCGGCATCCGTAGCTTAGGCCGGAAAAGCACCAAGCAGGGCGGCCCGACTCTCCCCGCCTCTTGGGTACGGTGGTTCGAATCCACCCGGATGCACTCGGACAACAGGAAGGTGGCTATGGGTAGCGAGCTGGCTCGTCAAGAGCCGAACGGGATCCTGGAGCGGGCACAGTGGGCCAATCAGTTGGCCGCTGCTGACCTCCTCCCCGCGCAGTATCGGGGACGGCCGGGCAACCTGATCATGGCGGCGGAGATGGCGAAGAGCCTGAACCTCCACCCGATCACCGCGATCACGGCGATGTACGTGATCAACGGCAAGCCGACCGCATCGGCCGCGCTCATGTCCGCGCTGGTACGGCGGGCAGGCCACAAGCTCCGCGTCAAGGGGAACGGACTGAAGGCCACGGCGTGGCTGATCAGGGCCGACGACCCCGACTTCGAGTACGAGGTCACGTGGGAACTCAAGCGCAACCCGGAGGGCAACCCGAACGCGGAGGACGCCGGGCTCCTGGGCAAGGACACGTGGCGGAACTACCCGGCCAGCCTGCTGAAGTGGCGGGCGATCAGCCAGGTCTGCCGCGACGGTGCGGAGGAGGCTCTGATGGGCCTGCTCTACACGCCGGAGGAGATGGGAGCCATAGTCAACGGGGACGGGATGCCGATCCGCGCTGAACAGATGGAGCGCATCCCCCCGGAGGACATCCTCATGATGCACATCGAGGATGCCACGGTCGAGAGCACGCTGGTGGAGGTCCACAAGATGGCCCTCACCTCCGGCCTGCTCAACACCATCCCCAAGGGTCAGACCATGACCATTAAGGACATGCTCAACGCCAAGATGCGGCAGTTCAAGCAGGCTGCCAGGGAGGCGGAAGAGCAGGCCAAGCTCCGGATCCCCGAGGAGAAGGCCAAGCAGGGCTACGAGGTCAACCTCGGAGCCGACCACACGGACGAGGCGGATGACGACGAGGGCGGGCAGCTCGAAGTCGTCGACGCTGAAGTCGTATCCATTCACGAGAACGAGGTGCTCTGATGGCGAACATGAGGAAGCGTACGCTCCCCGGACAGATCATGAACGGCTGCTCCAAGCCGCCGCACTTCCCGCCGTGGTGTGGGTGCCCGGCGGGTGTGGTCCTGGAGGCACAGGGCGGGGAGCACGAGCGCTCCGAAGACGGCGGCGAGCAGGACAGCCGTGGAGGACACGAGTGAGGGGGCGCGGCCCGCTGGCTTTCCGCTGTGACGAGTGCGGAGAGCTGAAGGTCCGCGCTCATGCACCAACATGCATGTCCGGCAAGGAGAAGACGGCAACGTACAGCGTCGTCTACATCCCGCCGCAGCGCACCAAGTAGGACCCTTCCCCCGGCACAGAGCCGGGGAGAAGGCCGGGGGTGGTAGCTCAACGGAAGAGCGCACCACGCTTAGTGGTCAGCCTGATGACTAGGCAGGCAAGAGGCTGCGGGTTCGAATCCCGTCCACCCCACGCAGGTACATCAACATGGGAGAGTCAATGGCATTGGATGTGATCTACCCCAAGCACTGCCCCGAACTCCGAGCGGAAGTGGTGAACTTCCTCAAGGCCGATGGTCCATGCGGGGGAGCAAACATGCTGTCCTGGCTGGACAGTGGCGAGGACTACGGCGCACTGCGCGCCTTCGGTCCGTCGGAGAGGGAGAAGCTGGCCGCAGCAGCGGCAGCACGGAGGATGGCGGCCAGCATCGGGATCGCCGAGCTGTTCATCATCGCCAAGCACAAGGTCAAGGACGTACTGGAGGCAGCCGGTGAGCTGCCGCTGGACATGGTGGCCCAACGCCACTGGTTCCACACCGATCACGGCATCATGTTCTTCGAGAAGCCGATCCTCATGAACGCCTTCTCGAAGACGGCCGAGACACAGCAGACCACCCCCATCGCAGCCATCTCCTGGATGATCTACGGAGACATGATGCGAGTGACGGCATGGGCGGACACGTCCAAGTTCCTGGGACTCACGGCCAAGGTCATCCCCGACGCTCTCGGGGAGCGCCCTGTGCCCCTCAGGGACGTCCGGAAGGTGGTCGCGGCCGTCGGCCCGCTCATCGTCTGCGCGTCCTTCGTGTCGTCCGTGAGCGGTCTGATGGGGCACGTGCGGGACGAGGACGACCCGCGCCACCCGCTCCGGGTCCTGCTCTGTGCCGTCCTCATGCTCAAGCAGACGGTGACGGCCCGGTCCGTGGTAGATGCGCCGCGCTCCTCGTGGCGGCGGATCAACTCGATCAACCCGCAGTTGGGCAAGTCGGTCACGGTGATCGACAAGCGCGACGTCAAGCGAAACCCGACCAATGAAGGTGGGGAGTCGCCCTCTTCACGGGTGCTCTCGGTGCGGTACGATCGCCGTGGCCATTGGCGGGAGTACAAGAGCGAAAGGTTCTCCCCCGAAATGAGGGAGCACCCGATCTGGATACCTGCTCACTGGGTTGGGCATGAGGGACTACCTCTTGCCACCAGGTCCAAGGTGACCCGACTTACTCGATAGGGAGATACATGAACACCACCATCGACGCACTCGGTGTCAGCGCGATAGCTGAATACTGCGGTGCGAACCCGACGGCCGTCCACCAGTGGATCTACCGTCATGGACCGGGGACGGACAGCAAGACCCCGCTGCCCGCGCCGGTCACCCGGATCACGCAGAGCCTGGCCAGGGGCGCCGGACAGAAGTTCAGCTACGGCTGGGCGCCGTCCGACCTGCCCAGGTTCCGCGAGTGGTACGCCACCCTGAAGGGGTGGGGTGCGGACACCGCAGCGTCGCGGTGGAAGGAAGTGGACGCGAGGATCGCGGCCAAGCACAGTAAGGAGTAGCCATGGACAGACTGCTTCGACTGATCCACAGGATCACCAACGGTCACTGCTGGTGCGGGGCGGAGTACCCCTGTCTACGGCACTGAACATGCACCACTACCCCGTCTCATGTGAGGCGGGGTTTTGGTGTTAGGAGGTACAGCATGTTGGAGATCGTCCGCATCATTCGCTGCGACGGAGAGGACTGCAAGAAGAAGTTCCGCAGCACCGGAACCGCCGTCGAAGCGAGGAAGGCGGCGTTCGCCAAGGGCTGGTCCAGAGACAAGAACAAGGTCAAGGACTGGTGCCCGGAGCACAGCTACGGTTCGCCCGGTCGTCCGAAGAACGGCCCGCCGGTCGGCAGCAAGCACTATGGTACCCACCTGAAGGAGCAGGACATCCGAGACATCCGCGAGATGTGGGCGAGTCCGACCCCGGTGGGAGTGAACACCTTGGCTGCTTGGTACAAGATCACCCCGGGTGCGATCAAGAAGATCGTACGTAGAGAGTCATGGAGGCACGTGCAGTGAAGCGATACACGCTACGTGGTTACCAGCAGGAAGGATTCGACCAGTTCGTCAAGAACAGGTCGAGCCTCGTGGCCTGGGACATGGGCACAGGGAAGACGCTGGTCGCGGTCGAGCTGGGCAGGCAGATCCGGGAAGCCAAGGAGAACCCCCGGCTCCGTGCCCTGATCGTGGCCCCGCTCAACACCCACCCTGGTTGGGAGTCCACCCTCCGCCGACAGCTCGGGGAAGAGGTGGCCATCTACACGGTGGGCACACCGCAGGCGGACCCGGAGAACTGGTCCCGCATGGTCGGTACGTTCAAGCTGCCCGGGGTGTTCATCATCGGCTGGGAAGCGATGGCCGGGCGGGTCGAGAAGGTCAAGGACCCGAACACCAAGGAAGTCATCAGCGAGATCAGCCACATTCCGCCGTGGTCCAAGACGGGTACGTGGGACCTGGTCGTCGCCGACGAGTGCCACCGGATGCAGAACCGCCGGAGCTTGGCAGCCAAGGTCATGAACATCATCCAGGCCGAGCGCAAGCTGGCCATGTCGGGTACCCCTGCGGGCAACAAGCCGGAGGGCATCTGGTCCACGCTGCACTGGCTGTGGCCCGGGAAGTACCCGCACTACTGGCCGTGGGTCAACGACACCATGGTCACCGAGCCTTGCCCGTACGCTCACATCAAGATCGTGGGTGAGAAGGAGCCTGGGGCAACGATCGCCGACATCCCCAGCTACAGCCGGGTCGAGCTGGCGGACGTGGTCCTCGATCTGCCTGACGTCATCGAGCGTCGGGTGGAAGTGGACATGCTGCCCACGCAGGCCAAGATTTACAGGAACTTCCTGGACCAGGCGTTCGCATGGTTGGATGAGCAGCCGGTGGATACACCACTGCCCATCACCCAGCGGATCCGCCTGCGGCAGGTGGCGCTCGGTAACCCGAACGCGGGCATCGTCGTCAAGACGAAGAAGCGCACGTTCGAGCGCACTGTACGGAAGGAGGTAATCCTCGACGACGAGGGCACCACCGACTGGGTGTGGGACACCGAGCAGCAGGAAGAGGAGTACGACGAGGAGAAGCTGGAGGTGTTCTTCAAGCCGACGACGACGTCGAACAAGATCACCGCAGTCAAGGAGATCATCTCCGACCTCGCCGAGAACGAGCCGGTCATGATCTACACTCACAGCCGCCGGTTCGTTGAGCCCGTGGTCCACCAGCTTGGCAAGAATGCTGTAGCGTGGACCGGCGAGACCAAGCAGGAGGAGCGACGACGCATCCTGCAAACGTTCGGCCGCAAGGGCGGGCCGCGTATCATCGTGGCCGTCATCGCAGCGATCTCGGAAGGGACGGACGGACTCCAGCTCGTCTGTGCCAATGAGATTTGGCTGAGCAAGGACGAGAACAACCTGCTCAATGAGCAGTGCAAGGCCCGCTTGGTCCGCAGTGGACAGGAGCGGCCGGTGAACCGCTGGTACATCGAGAGTCGGGACACCATCGACCAAGGTGTGTACGTACGCACCGAGGAGAACACGATCACGATGAAGGAGTTCTACCGTGGAGCCTAACCGTCAGCACCGGTCGGTCCAGATCCCCGAGATCACCGTCCAGGGCAACGAGGCGCCGATCTACATGGACTGCACCGACGTGGTGTCGTCCATCATCATGGCCCTGGCGCACGTGGCCAACCGGGGTGACGCGGCATGGCTGGCCGACCAGCTCGTGGACATCCACGTGCTCGGTCAGCTCGAAGGCCGGGGCCTGTCGGCACAGGACACGAGCGCAGCGGCGAAGATCCAGGAGCTGTTCGAGCAGATCGGTACGCCGGTCCTGGAGCTGTCCGCCGGTACCGCCATCCAGTACGCCAAGCGGCTGGAGGAGGCGGCCACCTCGGTGAGCAACGAGATCGACCGGCAGACCCGGTACGAGTTCAAGCTCCGCGAGGCCAGGAAGATGGTGGAGGCGGCCGACGTGGTGGAGCGCCACCCCAGCCTGACCATCACCGGTCGGTCGCTGGTCCCGTCGGCGAGCGAGGCCATCGACACCATCGTCAAGGGCATCATGCCCAAGCCGCTGTTCGAGACCAAGGAGACCGACGGTGAGTAAGACCCTGTACGAGGTCCGCCTGTTCCTGAAGGGCGAGGACGAACCGGCTCTCAAGCGAGGAGCGCTGCACCCCAACAACCAGGTGCAGACGTACCTGGTGCGGGCCAGCTCGGTCAGCCTGGCCATGATGGCCATCGAAAACGACGAGGACACCCCGATCGCCAGCACCATCGGACGCATCGAGGTCAACGTCTGCACCCGCTATACCAAGTTCATCGGCGCACAGGAGAGCATCTAAATGAAGACCAACGCGTTCATCGCCGCCCGCCCGCAGCTCCACATCCCCGGCATCATCGACAGCAGGGTGGACGAGGTCCACATCACGCTGGCCTACCTCAAGGACGTCGAGATCGACGCGGTCCACGAGGCCATGAACACGGACCTGTACCGGGGCTGGCCGACGTCGCCGATCCTGTCCAACGTCCACGGCTCCGCGCAGTGGCTGAACAACGACGGCGCCTTCGTCTCCGTGCTGCTGGTGCAGCCGGTGGCCAAGACCATCAGCCGCCACAGCATCTACGACGAGCGGGCGCGGATCGAGTCGTCGCTGCTGAAGAACAAGATCAAGCTGGACGACACCTACCCCTTCGTCCCGCACATCACCAAGAAGTTCAGCGACACCCCGCTCCGGCCGCCGACCGTGGAGGCCCCGGTCATGTTCGCCATCGACACCCTGTACCTGAGCCACCAGGTCAGCGACGGCGAGGGCGGTACGCGCTGGTCCAACGAGGCTCTGATGGCCTCCCCGTCCTACTGATCCACCAACCAAGGAGAGCAACAACATGAGCGAGCTGAGCGAGACCGACTTCTCGGGCGAGCCGAACGAGGTGCTGGCCCGGGTCATCTTCCTCCTGTCCGCCGAGGTGGCGGAGAAGGAGGCGATCGTCAAGGCCGCCAAGGCGGAGCTGGCCCGCCGGTACGAGGCCATGGCGGTGCCGAAGGCGCCGACCCTGGACAACGGGCTGAAGGTCGGCATCCGGTGGAACCGCCGGTTCGACGCGGCCACGGCACAGGAGAACCTGTCGGCGGCCAAGCTCAAGCAGGTGAGCCTGATGACCGCCAACTCCACCAAGGCGAAGGAGTTCCTGAGCCCGGCGGAGTACAAGCTCACCCAGAAGACCTACGGGCTGGTCATCACGGTGACCATGCCGGAGGAGAAGAACTGATGGTCATGCTCCACAAGCAGGCCAACAAGTCCTCCGTCATCGCTACGGTGACGGTGGCCTTGGCCAACGCGCTGGTCATCAAGGCCAGCTATTGCACCAAGAACATCCGGCCGGACCAGGCTGTCATCAAGTACAGCTACCGGGGCGGCGGGGTGTGGCACCCCATCGAGTTCTACATGCATGGCCCGAACGTCAAGAAGGACGGCAGCGAGGGCCAGACGCGTCACAAGTGGGACTCGCCGCTGTACGAGCGGGCCCGCGACAAGGCATGGGAAGACCTGAGTCTTCCCCAGCGATGGGAGCGGATGCTCACGGCGAAGTACATGCCGGTGGGCGAAGTGCTCCTTGACCCGAGCACGGAGGAGGCGACCGACATCGCGCTTCTCCACCCGGAGGTACAACCGTGAGCATCTTCGATGAGATCGCGGACAAGCACCACTCGAACGAGGACCCGTACAACCCCTTCGAGGCGGCGGAGGCCGAGCTGGCCAACGATCCGCTGAACCCTCCGGATCACATGTCGCCGGAGGCGAAGGGGTGGGACTTCTGCTACAACTCCAAGGACACCGACGTCTTCAAGCTGGAGATCAGCGACGGCGACGCGCGGTTCCTGTGCCGGGACTGCGGTAAGGTCCCGGCCTTCGTGGGCGACGACGCCCAGGAGACCATCAGCCTGAACGTGCAGCCGCTGGTGAAGGTCAGTTCTCACCAGTGCAACTGCAACCCCATGGTCCAGTGGGGATGCGACTGCTGGCCGGGGTTCGAGCTGGAGATCCAGCCGAACGATGACAAGGATGTCTACCCGGCCGACATGCTGCGACAGATCGAAGCACAGTACGGCAAGGGGAACACGCTGCGACTCCTCCAGGCCATCGGAGGAAGGGTCGTCGGTGAGTTCGCTCGTCAGGTACGGATGGAGGCGAACACGATGGGCTGTGGTCCGAGTGCTGAAGGCATTCGGAACTGCACCTACAACTTCGTCGCCGAGGCCGAGAAGGCCGGGCCCTGGCCCAAGGCCATGATCAGCCTGTTCCGCCCGTGAGTGCCTTCGAGGACGACGAGGACAAGTTCGGCCAGCCCATGCTGCGCCGGTACGTCGAGCAGTTCACTCGTCACCGCGACGGCATCCGTACTCCGCTGGCTTCGTACGATGAAGTTGTGGAGTTCATGTCCAACTACCAACGCCTCGATCATGCGAAGCAGATCGTCCGGCAGCTCTCCGCCATGCTGATGATGGAGGAGTGCACCATCATGGACCCGGAGGAAGGCAAGCCCCCGGTCATCCACATGAAGTACGGCGGCCGGTCGTACGTCATGATGCTCGACAACGCTACGTAGTACCCAGCCCCCTGTGCCTGCCGACGACGGCGGAGCGCCGGGGGCTTTTCGGGTGTCGGCACAGGGCCGTGTGCGTCTGTCAGTGACGGGTGTTAGTCTCCTTGGACGGACGTTGAAGGAGACGCATGGACCCGCTCGACTACGCACGGCAGTTCGTCCTGGACACCACCCGCAGGACGATCATGCAGGAGTCCGAACGCGACCAGCAACGCTCTGCCGGGCCCTCTGACCTCGGAGATCCCTGCGATGCATGTCTGGCCGCATCCCTGCGCCGGAAGACGCTCCAGCCCAACGTGAGGCCCCGCGACAGCGGGTTCTCGCTGAAGGCGTGGTTCGGCACCGCCGCCCACGAGAAGCTGGAGCGCGAGCAGATCCTCCCCGAGGAGTTCCGCGCTCTGGAGGAGAAGGTCTACATCCACACCATCGCCGACTACGGCGACATCTACGGGCACATCGACATTCAGTACCTGTTGATGGGCATCGTCGGTGACTACAAGACCGTGGACATGGCCAAGCTCAAGAAGATCAAGCTGGAAGGCCCTCCGCTTGGGCACCAGAAGCAGATCATGATGTATGGTCTGGGTGTTGAAAAGAGCGGGCGCGAAGTCAAGTACGTCGCGATCATCTACATCCCCAGGGACAGCAACAACCCCGATGACATCTATGTCATGGTGGCGCCGTACCAGCGGGATGTGGCCTTGGCCAGCCTCAAGAGGGCCGAGGACATCTGGACGCGAGTCCAGGCGGGCGACAACAACTTCGAATCACACTCGGACTGCTACGTCTGTAAGATGGTAGTGATCCGGATGATGGGTCGATGAACACCGACCAAACAATCAAGCACACAGATGGAGAAAACACATGACGGACAACTTCGCCGACGACGCTGACTTCTTCGGGTCCGACGCGGTCGCCGCGCCGGGTGAAGCGGCGGCCGGTGGCGGGTTCTCGCTGGACCTGACGGCCGACGACCTGTCGGGCCAGACGGAGTACAAGTCCATCCCCGTCGGCACGTGGCTGGAGGTCTCGGCGTACGAGGTGCTGCCGGGGCAGACCAAGAGCCAGGCCAACTACGGCAAGCCGAACTACCGGATCACCGTGAAGACCACGGCGAACTCCTCGGAGTGGGGCAACGGCCGGAAGTTCAACGTCTTCTGCAACCTCTGGGGCGGCGCGTTCTTCACCATGTTCGACGTGCTGAAGGCCACCGGCCTGGCGCCGACGGCGGACATGCTCAAGAAGGGCGCGTTCTTCTCGGACCGCTACATCGACGAGGGCTTCCCGGTCGGCCTCACCACTCCGGGGCCGGACTACATCTTCACCGCCGACAAGGACATCCCCAAGGGTGCCTTCGTCATGCCGTCGCCGAAGGAACTGACCGGCCTGGTCTTCATGGCCAAGGTCACCCACTACTCCCCGGGCGGCGGCGAGAACAAGTACAAGAAGTACAACTCCGAGGAGCAGGCGCTCCAGGCCAACCCGCTGGAGACGCGGGCGTTCGCCAACCTCGGTGCGTACATGTCGGTGGAGGAGTACGCCGAGAAGTTCGCCGGTGGCGGCGAGGCCCCCAACAAGGGCGGCTTCCTCGGGGAGTAACACCCAGCACCACCGGCAGTAGATGAAGTGAGGACGGGAGTCGGTACTACACCGGCTCCCGTTCGCACTACCCAGTTTCTACCAGGAGATGCACATGAAGATAGCGCAGGGTACGCCACTCCTGGCAGGAGCGTACTTCGACCTGCTGTTCGGAGAGGCGGAGGGCTACGCCTGCATTCGCACCTTCAAGACAGGTACGTTCGTACCGAAGCCCGGCGCCCCTGTGCAGAGGCACTGGTTCAAGTGGCCGGAGCAGCGCGAGACGATGATCGCGGCGGTCCTCGGTAACCCCGGGTACGACCTCTACATCATCCCGGCTCTGTTCAAGGACCAGTCGTCCAACAAGGCCAGCAACATCCTGCACCAGACCGTGGTGTACGCAGATGCGGACAGCGCCGATCCGAGCCTGTTCCACGTCGAACCCACGATCATCATGGAGACTTCTCCGCAGCGGTACCACCTGCTCTGGAAGACCATGACCAACAACTCCCCCGAGCTGTGCCTCACCGGCCGCTCGATCGCCCATGCGCACAGCCACCAAGGCTGCGACAAGGGCGGGTGGGACCAGGGACAGCTCCTCCGTATCCCGGGCTCCACCAACAACAAGCCTCGCGGCACAGGGCCGTTCGTCGTGAAGGCATACACGACCGGGCTGGTGTACGAACTGGAAGAGATCCAGGAGAAGTACCCCCAGCTCGAAGCTGTCATCGACAGCAGCCTGTTCGGTCCGATGCCGGATCCCAAGTCATGGGCATCCATCACGGAGGCCGAGGCATGGCTGAACATCAACCCTGATCTGCTCTCGCTCTACGGTGGTCCTCCTGGTGACCGCTCCGACCGCATGTGGCGCCTGCTCTCGGAGCTGGCTCGTCGTGAGGCACCGAAGCCGCTGGCCCTGACGATCGCGTGGAACGCGTCCTGCTGCAAGTACCGCATGGACGACCGCCCGTTCGAGGATCTCTGGCGAGAGATGTGCAAGGCGTACGAGCAGCCGGAAAATTCGGCTCCGAAGTCCGAGGCGGAGATCGAGGCGTACCTCCGCCTGCGGGCACAGGAAGCCGAGCTGGCCGACGGAGGGGCGAGGCCCCGTGCCCGGGGGTTCCTGACGCCGGTCGAGCGGGCGGACCTCCCTCGGGACACCATCGTAGACAGGTACGTGGAGTGGGCGGGCACCATTACCGACGCTGCTCCGCAATACCACCGGGCGGGCATCATGACCGTCATCTCCGCAGTGTTCGGAGAGTTCGGTCTTCCTCCCACGAAGTTCTACATGGGCCGCCTGAACCTCTGGTTCCTGGTCCTCGGTAGCACCACGAGATCACGCAAGTCCACCGCCCGAGGTATGTGGCGCAGGCTGCTGAAGGATCTCCAGGATGGTACCTACGACTACGACATCGGCTCGGACGTGACGCCGGAAGCGCTGGCCGAGGAGCTGAGCCACAAGCCCGGCTACTCCAGCGTCTTCCACCGAGACGAGGTCCACGGTCTGCTCGGTGAGCAGGCCAGCAAGGGATACCTGTCCGGCCTCCAGGAGAACATGACCGAGCTGTACGATGGCCATGTTCGTATGCGTAAGCGTGTTGGCAGCGGAGAGAAGAAGAAGCTGGGAACGGCAGAGACCACCAACTTCATCGTCAACTTCTCCGGTGTCACGGAGCACGTGACCAACGCCCTGACGGCAGCGGACTTCGCGTCCGGATACCTGGCTCGCTTCATCTACTGCCACGCGGAGCCGCCGAAGCGCACCCGCGAGTCGGAGAGGATGGAGCAGTTCACCCGAGGCTCCGTCAAGACCGAGGACCTGGTCTACAACGCCATGGTCCAGGAGCTGAAGGATGCCCGAGAACTCTGGGCGAAGCACGTGAAGCGCGGAGACCCGGTCCGAATCCCCTGGGACGAGGACGCCTGGGACCGGCTGAACGACCTGGCATGGGACCTGGGATCCGCCGCAGCGGAGACCGAGATGGCCGCCATGATCGAGCCGGTGGTGGACCGCATGGCGAAGTCCATCATCAAGGCCACCTGCCTGCTGGCGATGGTCGAGCGTTCGAGCCGGGTTCGTATGGACCACCTCCTCAAGGCCATCGAGCTGGCCGAGGAGTGGTTCCTGCACATGATGGTCGTTGCCAGCAAGATCCGTGAGTCCACCTGGAAGCGCGAACAGGACGAGGTTATCGCTGTCCTGGATGCTGCCAATGGACGTATGACCTGGACGATGATCTACAAGAAGTTCCGGGGTAAGCTGCGGCCGAAGCAGTTCGAGGAAATCATCACCGCACTGTCCGAGGCCGGAGAGGTAACCTTCCGGATTGAAGGCCGGGGACGGGTCATCTACAGGACGCTGGTCAATGACAATGAAGTTGCCCCCGGAGTCATCCCTGCATACGGATCTGGCGGTGGTAATACCGCTGCCAACACACCGAAGGAGAATGGTAATGCCCCCCGAAGCTTCCTCAGCGTCGACGACATCCCTGCTTGAGGGTGAGCCGTACATCAAGGTGGCGCTGGCCTCCATCAACCGCCAGCTCTACCCCACGCTGATCGGTGTGGTCAAGCAGTGGCTGGATGACGACGACGTCACCAAGCTCTACAACCTGCGCCGCAACGGCACCGGCCAGCAGATCACGTTCAACTACCCCAGCAACCTCTACATCGAGGTGCTGAAGCTGTACGTGGAGACCTACCACCGCCGTGGTCAGATGGACCGCCACGAGAAGCGGGCCGCTGCCACTGTGCTGGTGGCCACCGGCCTGGTCAACCTGTCGAACCTGACCTACCTCTTCAACGTGGGCCGGAGCACCGTCCAGTCCATGAAGATCCCCAAGCCCGGCCGCTTCCCCCTGAAGCGACTCGGTGGCGACCTGCCGCTGGACGCGGTCGGCTCGCTGATCGAGTGGTGGAAGCTGCGCCAGGACGAGCCCACGTCGGCACACGGACGCCTGATCCAGAGCGCCGTGGACAAGGGTGCGGACTGGCCGGTCGTCGCGCGGTTCACCGCTCGGACGGTGGCTGCTGCCAAGAAGTCGGCAGAAACCAAGGAGAAGGAGCCGGACTTTGTCATCCCCATCAATCACGGTGGTTCTGCCGGAAGCACCGAGTCCGACGCTGGTGGACGTACTGAAGACCGCCGCCAGAGTGGTGCCCACAACGATTTCGCTGGCTTCGGCGACGAGGCCGAATTCCGGCTTGTCCCCGCATCTGTCGATGGCGGGGACGCCTACAAGTCTGCCGCCGATCTCCTTGCCCAGCATGAAGCAGATGCTGGCGATGCCGGACAGCCTGACGCACTTGAGGCTGGCTTTTTTGCGGGCTTCGAAGGCGATCAGCGGGAACGCGAAGGCGGCGCCGACCGGGGAACACACCCTTTCCTCCAGCCGTGAGGAGACGCTGTCGTGGGTGATGGCCCGGCGAGGACGCCGGATCGTCTTCGACATCGAGACAGCGGGCGGACTCAAGCGTCACCCGGCCAAGCGCGAACTCCTGTGCCTCGGGCTGTTCGACGGCCGCGAGACCCTGGTCGTACCTGAAGACCAGTTCTCGGAGCTGTGGAAGCCGTTGTACCACGCGCTCGCGCAGTGCTACCTGGTCGCCCACAACGGCAAGTTCGACACCGTTACGCTGAGCTGGTACCTCCTCGGAGTACACGCTCCGCTGAAGGTGTGGTTCGACACCCAGCTCGCCCACTACGTGCTCTACCCGGCGTCGCAGAACCACGCGCTGGACATCGTGGTGGAGAAGTTCTACGGCTGGGAGTCCTGGTCACTGGAGCAGGCGCAGTACCGGGACATGCGCTCTGTGCCCCTGTCCCAGCTCTACACGTACCTCGCGAAGGACGTGCAGGGCACAGGGGCTCTGGCTGCCGACTTGGCGCCGATGGTGAAGGCCAGCGAGAACGCCACCTTCGTCATGGAGAACATCCTGATGCGCGGTACCAACCGCCTGTCCAAGGATGAGTGGTACGGGGTGTGCATCGACACCCCGTACGCCAAGGAGCTGCTGGCCACCGTGACGGCTGAGCTGAACCTCGCCCTGGCGAGCGTCCAGGACAAGGCTGACGCCATCGTGGAGGGCCTCGGAGCCTCCCCGGCGGACCTCTGGCCCCGCAGCCACGGGCCGGGCTCTGTGCGGGGCAAGCCGGTGTGGGTCCACACCTTCAACCCCGGCTCTCCGGCGCAAATCAAGAAGCTCTACGGCCTGCAAGGCGTGGAGCTGAAGACCACCGACGAGAAGGCGATGGACAAGCTGGAGGCGAAGGGCGACGAGTTCGCCCCTGTCCTCATCAACTTCCGCAAAGCGCAGAAGACGATCGGGACATACGTCCAGCCCAACATCGAAGTACCTCCGCTCACCATGAGCAAGGAGATCCTTCCCGGTGACCGGATGTTCCCGAGCTACAAGCTGTTCGGGACTGTCACCGGTCGCCTGTCGGCCGACGGCAAGAACATCCAGAACCAGCCTCGCGAGGAGAGGATCAAGCGTCAGTTCGTCAGCTCCGGCTTCGGCCGGGTACTGATGCAAGCTGACTACTCGCAGGCAGAACTCCGGGTGATGGCAGCGCTGGGCAACGATGCCTGGCTGATCGAACTCTTCGCGGATGACGAGAACGACATCTTCGAAGGGATGCTGCCGATGGCCTTCCCCCACCGTGTTCCCCGGAACAAGGAGGAGAAGAAGGAGATGCGCGCCGCGCTCAAGGGCGTCATCTACGGACTCGCCTACGGGCGGCAGGCGCGGGCCATCGCGCTGGAGCTGGGGATGCGACCGCCGGAAGCTCAGGCGATCATCGACAACTTCCTCAACGCGGCACAGGGGCTCGCGGCGTGGCGTCAGTCGGTGTACTCCAGGCTCCACGCGGGTACCGGCATCGTCACCAGGTTCGGCCGGTACTTCCAGAACGACGTCATCACCAACAAGAACAAGGACAACGTGGAGCGCTCAGCGCTCTCGTTCGAGCCGCAGTCGTCCAGCTCGGACTGCTGCTTCCTTGCCTACATGGACCTCTTCGACTGGATCGAGGAGAACAACAAGAACTGGCAGCTCATGGCGCTGGTCCACGACTCCATCACTCTGGATGTACCGGAGAAGGAGGCCGAGGAGGCCAGCCACATGACTCGCCAGTTCCTGGTGGCGAGCGCGGAGAAGTGGTTCCCCGAGGTGCACTTCAAGGCCGAAGGTACCCACGCTGTCTCATGGGAGAAGACGTGAGCGGAGAACAGGAAGAGGCGGAATGCAACGGCATCTGCTTGTACGCGGCGGACATTGGTCTGCCGGAGTATGGGGATGTGGTGGCCTACGCCCACCCGGACTGCCCGGAACACGGCGACCCGGTCCCGGAGGACCCGGACGAAGAGGTCTGCGGCGGTGGTGACGAATCCCTTCGATACATCCGAGAGGAGGACATGGCTGATGAACTGCGTTAACTGCAAGGACAAGGGTTGTGCATGGTGCGACATCCGAAGGGACACGACGAAGTGAGCAAGATCGAGGAGTGGGCTGACGACAACATGGTCGCCATGCGCATCAAGCTCAACGGATGCGACGGGGCCAACTACTTCGAGATGCTGATGGACGCGGCTGACATCGAGGTCGCCCGACAGATCGCGAAGAAGTCCATGACGTCGAGCCAGCACGAATGCCAGCCGACCATGGTCCTCGCCGTCCGGCACAGGGACGGCGATCTGGACGACGACTCGAACTTCACGGAGGTGGCGCTGTGAGGGTGGAGAGATACCCGTACGCCTGCATCAACATCGACCCCGGCAAGGTCACCGGCTTCTCCCTGCTGCGTGTGGACGAGGAGTCGCGCAAGCCGGTCCTCATGGCCGTCGGCTCTGTGCCGTATCGCGCCATCGACATCTACGACCAGATGTCGGCGTGGTACTACATGGCCCGCGTCGGCCACGGATACGCGGTGGACGTGGTCATGGAGAAGTTCGTGGCCAGGACCGGCAAGCCGATCGAGACGACGGCCCTGAAGGTCATGGGCATAGCCGAGGCGTGGTGGGCCAAGGAAGGCCACAAGATCGACAGCAAGTACGTCGAGCACATGCCGGTCCAGGGGAAGTTCATGGTGACCGACGACGTACTGCGAGCCGCCGGGGTTCACACCCCGGGCCACGCCAACCGCCACATCAACGACGCTACGCGCCACGGCATCGGCCACCTCATGGCACAGAAGCATCGGGGTACCGCCATCGCCTGCTTCGGGGAGCCGTCATGATCAGCCGTACCACGATCGACGCCTTCCTCACGATCTGCGGGTACCGCAGCGAGGACGTGCAGAGCGTCACGTTCGAGAACGCGCACGTGATGATCGTGGCGTACGTCAAGACGTCCGACGGCAACATGCTGCTGGACCAGAGAACGGGCGACGCGGTCACGATCGGCCGCCGGTTCGACTGGGACGGCAAGCCGTGGCACCAGCAGTAGCCACCGGCCCGGTCCTGTGCAAGTGCGGGCACCGAAGTAGTCAACACAACACACGCTGGAAGGACGGGAAGCGCAAGAGCATCTGCTACATGTGCGACTGTCCTGCATGGCGCCACAAGAGGGTGGTAGACATCTACCTCCCTGAACCTGAGGAGAACGATGGCGATCAATGACCTGATCGACATGGAGCGCGAGTGCTCCAACCCGGACTGCAAGCACAAGCGCGGTGCCCACGGCGGCACCTACTACAAGCGACAGTGCGGCGTGATCCAGTGCGTGTGCCTCCAGTTCGAGGAGATCAAGTACCGCCGATCGAACACCACCTGGGACGGGGTGGTCGCCGAGGCGAACCGGCTGGACAACGCCAACCAGGTCTGGCAGAAGCGGTACAACGACGCGGTCGCCGCGAACGTGGAACTGCGCCAGGAGAACGCCAAGTTCAAGACCGAGGCCGCGAACCGGGCGAAGAACGACTACCACGTCGAGACCTCGCTGCACATCATGGGCGCGGAGAACCAGGCTCTCCGCGAAGAGCTGGCCAAGTGCCAGGAAGTGCTGGAGCTGCTGCGAGCGGCGAACAAGCTGCCCAAGCACATCGGTGACTGGGTCCTCGGAGAGCGCCCGGAGATCGAGGCCGAAGACGACCTGCCGGACGACGACGACGCCGAGTTCGACGGCTGCTGATACACACAACAAAGCCCGGGACGATGACGTCCCGGGCTTCGCTGCGTTCTGCTACAGGTTGATCGGAGAGTCCTCATTGAAGGACTCCGGCGGAGCAGATGCCCGCTCCTCCTGCATCTGGAGGATCTGTGCCTCCAGCATGGCGACCTGCATGTTGGCCTCGGAGAGCTGCCGTTGCAGGCTCTTGATGACCAGCTCGCTCTTGACGTTCATCCTCGAATTGCTCCTCTTGATCGCAGCCATGCCCGTGAACGCACCGTTTCCTTGAAACGGTGGTCGAACCACTGTACTCGCTGGGAAGCCAGCTCGTCGTAGTCGTTGGCCACCATCTCCACCAGGTGCTCCCACGCGTTCGCGTTGGTGTTGACCGGGTGCTGGCCGACCGCGTCCCAGACGGCCGAGGTGAAGTCCTGGCGGGCCTCTCCCAGCCGTTCATGGGCCTGCTCGACCTTCTCCTGCACCGACTCCAGTTCGGGCGGCACAGAGGCGCGGAGCGCCCGCAGCTTCGCGGGCTCCGGCGGCGCGAGCACCACGTCGCGGACGCCTTCGAGGACTTCGCCGACGGTCTTGCCGGGCACCACGTCGGCCAGCGACTTGACGCCGGTCTCCAGTGCCTGCATGGCTTTCCTGTGCTCCCGGCCTCGGATGACGATCGGGCTCTCCTTGAGCTGGAGAGCCTTCACCTGGCCGAGTGCGATCGTTGCCTGCCTCGCCGCCATCGCATCGGACAGCGCGTACTCGATGGCCATCATCGGGTCTTCAGTGCCGGTGTCGATTTTGTGGTTGGCGTTCCAGTAGATCGGGATCACGTGGTGATGATCGACCAGTCCGGGCTGCCCAGGTACGTCGTACCGCAGCACGTAGAAGCGGTCGCCCGCCCGCGCACCGTGGTCGTCCAGCGTGAACCGCCGGGCATCCGACTTGATGATGTCGATCTCAGCCAATGGAACCACCTCGCCACATCATGGTGTATACGGTATCGACAGACCCGTTGCACTGGTAGCCGAAGGCGGTGTTGCTGGAGAATTCGACCGACCCGTACCTCGGTGTAGTACCCGAGTGGTTCGGAGCGATCGAGCCTCGGAACACCCAGCCGATGTCCACGCCCCACGTGATCGTGGCACTCTGGAAGCTCCAGGTCTGGAAGCGCATCATCGCATACGTGTCCGGCAGCGGTGCGAACCGGGGGAACGTACCACCGAGCAGCAGCTCGTTGTTGGTGTCCGACGTGACCAGGCCCGCCCACGAGTGCGCGGTGTTGACGTACTGCTTCTGGAGGTAGAGACCTCCACCGATCTTCAGCGACAGGTCGGCCCGGCCGCTGGAGTTCGTGGTCACCTCGGGGCCGACGATGGCGAAGTTGTACGCGCCCCACTCACCCTCGTTGGCGCCGGAGTCGATGAACGCGTACGCGTTGCGCCCGCCGGAGCCGCCGGAGAACCAGGTCACGCCGGGCATCGCCAGGAAGTTGGCGTTCGGCGAGAGCTGGACCCTGTGCCCGCTGGTCCCGGTCTGGATGAGCGGGCCCGTGATGGTGTGCTTCGAGGTGATGGCCGTCGCATCGAGCTTGTCGGTGGTGATGGCGTCGGCCGCGATCTCCGCTGCGGTGATGGTGTTCGCAGCGATCTGGTCAGCAGTGACAGCGCCGTTCTCGATGAGGACGGTGCCGTTCTTCTGGGCCAGGAAGACGTTGGCGATGTCCACCTGGATGGTTGCCGTCACGTTGGCGCACGTGAGGTACACGTACGGGATGACCGCCACCGCACCGACCGGGGCGATGACGAAGTTGTTCGACCGCAGCGTCACCCAGTCCTGCACAGAGCTGATGGTGACGGTGCTGACGAGCTGGCTGATGCCGGAGTTGCTGCCGTCCTTGAGCACCCAGCGCACATACATACGAGCACCCACCGTGGCGCCAACCGGCCATGTTCCTGTGGTCAGCGACGTACGGATGTTGAAGGATGCCGACAGCGATCCCTGCTGGGGATCGTAGGGGAAGGCGAACTTCGGGGCGATCGAGATCGTACCGCCCGCCAGGTCCGGCTTCTGTGCGGAGTAGGCCAGCAGATTCAGCCGCGCGACGCTGGAAGCGATAGTCACGTTGGGCTTCATGCGCCAGAACCCTGCGCCAGGGTCCGACCAGATGAGCGCGCTGTTCGAGTTCGGAGACCCATTGGACTGGACGACGCGGAGCGCGTTCAGTTCGGGGTCCGACGCATTGGCATCGGCGATCAGGTTACGACCGTTACCACCGATGGCCAGACGGCTGGCGTCGATGGAGTAGGCAGCGATCTTCTCGGCGGTGACCGAGCCAGCCACGATCTTGTCGGCCGTGATGGAGTTCGCGGCGATTTTGTCACCGGTGATGGTGAGTGCCTGGATCAGGCCACCGGTGATGGTGTTCGCCACGACCTTGTCGGCCGCGTTGATGGAGTTGGGTACGATATTCGCACCGTTGAGGATCTGACCGATGATGTCGGTCTGAACCAGCGGTGTGGTGGTAACCTGGACAGTCGCCGTGGTGTACGCACTGGTGTTACCACTGCGGTCTACCGAGCGCAGGCGGAAGAACCTGGCCTGGTTGTACGGCTGGTCCACGATGACGAGGTCCAGCCCGCCGCCTGGGATCACACCGATCGGAGTCCACGGTCCGCTGGCCGTGCTGCTGATCTCCACCTCTACGTGGCGGAAGTCGGGCGGCATCGGCAGGTTGTCGGCATCGCGGCCGTTCCACCGGACACGGATGGTTCCGAGCCTGGTGGTCGCGGTCGGGTTGCTCGGCACAGGAGGAGCAACCGCGTCGGCGGCCACGAAGATGCTGACCGCCTGCGACCACGCACCCTGACGGCCGTTCTCCGCAACGGCGGCGACCTGGACCGTGTAGTTGGTCAGCACGTTGATGCCGTCGCCCCACAGCGCGTCGGTCTGTGTGCCGTCCACGGTGACCTGGCGCCAGTTCTCGCTGGAGGCGAGGACGCGGAACCGAATCCGGTACTGCTGGATGCCGACGGTCTCACCGCTGGTTGCGGTGGTGACTGCGGACCACGACGCACCGATCATGCCTCGGGTGACACCCTGGGTGTCCACGAAGGTGGACGATCCCAGCGCCAGGTTGGTGACCTGATTGGGGACTCGGGTGTCTTCCTGGTTCGGCGGAATACCTTCCGACGGAGTACCCGATCCACCGATGATCGGGGTGTTGTTGGACAGCGCGGCGATCCGGCGCTTGGTGCGGATGTCCTGCTCGGTGAACTTGTCGCCGAGTACGACGTTGCCGGAGAACTCTTCGCCGTTCATCTGGAGGGTGATCTGGCGAACCCGAAGGGTGTCGTAGGTGTCCAGTTCATCCTTGGCGAAGATGCGGTCGCCCGGCCGATAGTCGATCAGAGGCAGCGGCGACTGCGAGCGGAACATCAGCTCGCGGGTCATCTGCGTACGCGGAGCGTTCGCCAGACTCAGAGCCCTCTGTGCCAGCTCGGCCATAACGGTGGTGTCGGTGACACCGCCTTGCTGCATGAAGGTTTCCCAGTCGCCCCACGGCGACGGGTTGCTGGCCTGCTCGACGGTGACGTACTTGTTCTCGTCACCCTGGACCAGGATGGTGTTGGCGATCTCCTCGTAGCTGCGCTCGTCCGGCGCCACGACGACGTCGCGCTGCGGGTGCAGGATGACGGCGGTCGGGTTGGCCGTGAGGTTCCTGTCCAGGAACTGATCCACGTTGTAGACCTGGAGCGTACGACCACTGAACCGCCAGTCGCACTGACCTTGATCGGTCAGCGCGCGCAGGATGGACATTAGATCCTGTCCAGCCGGGAACCCCATGGACAGCGTCTTGGTCCAGTTGTTTCCGGCGGAGTCCACGGTCCCGTTGAAGTCGGCCACCAGGAAGGGCACGTTGCCCCGGCTGTGGGCCTCGGTGAGGAACGTGGAGAGGATGTGGCCGACGGTGACGTTCGTGAAGATGCGGTTGCCCTCGGTGTTGAGCGCAGCCGTGTTGATGTTGCGGACCTTGCTGAGCATCCAGCCGTAGCCGGGCATCGCGATGGATGTCGGCTTGCTCGGGTCAGTCAGGTCTTGGCTCTGCCGGATGTTGATGAACCGGCAGTTCGGGTACTCCTGGAACAGGTTGGTCTCGTCGGACAGTTCGAGCGCCACTTCGCACGGAGCTTCGAGCAGCGCGATGCCGGGCGCCTTGGTCAGGTACTCCAGGGTCAGCGACGGCACATCATCCAGCGGGAAGGCTGCGTTCCACAGCAGCGGCAGGGGAAGCTGTCCACGGAGCACACCGTCCGGCTCGTACACCCGCAGGCGCGCGCGCAGCGGGGGGAAGTCGGAGAAGGTGACGGTGTCCGGCACAGCAAGACCCTGCGCGGTCGCGGTGATCTTCATGCCTGCGGAGTTCGGACCGGAGGACATGTCCTTGCCACCGACGATGGATCCGCCGGTCAGTACCGCGTCTTCCGGCCAGATCACTGCCTCATCGAAGATGACGTAGTTCGCCGACGGAGGAGTGTTGAGGATGCGGCACTTCACACGAGCAGACACCGCGCCAGCAGGAGCGGTGAAGGTGCCCTCGAAGTACGTCCAGGTGATCGAGCTGACGTTGATGGTGACGTCGGACGCACCGATGGCAATCTGTCCATCGCCGGTAGGAGCGTCGTAGAAGGTCAGCCGGTATCGCACCTGCTGACTGACCGGCGACCAGGCGTATCCCTTGATCTTGTACCGGTGGCCGGGGAGGATCCCCTGGAGTCGGGGACCGTTCAGGTGCGGTGTCGCGCTCACCCCATCAGGGGTGAGCTTGAGGCTCAGCGAAGACGGGAACGGATGACCGGCCGGAGTGGCCACCCAGTCCATGGTTCCACCGTCCGGCGCCCAGCCTGTGGTGTTCTCCTCCACATGCGGGTTAGCGCTGGGCACGAAGACGAGACCGGCGGACGAAGCGATCTTCGTACCGGCGGCGTTGTGGCTCACGTCCATGTCGGCGGAGCCGGACCCGCTGGTGTTCTTGCCACCTTCGGCGAACGTTCCGGCGGTGATGAAGGTGTCGGCGATTCGGTCACCGACGCCGTCCACCGTGGACGCGATCTCGGACGCGGCGGTGAGCGGGCCGGAGGACGTGAAGTCCGTACCAAACCCGCACCACGCGATGTCGAGCAGGTCAGTACCCGGCACCACGCCGGGCATACGCGGGACGAGCTGAGCCTTGGCGGCGTTCGCCGGAGCGACGACACGGCCTTCCCAGTAGTCCCAGGTATCGACCTCGAAGCTGTTGAACAGGGTCGCAGTGCTGATGACGGCGTTAGCCGCTGTGTACCAGGTGACGGAGAGGAAGACGTCGCGCTCGACGTTGCACTTCGCCACCATCCTGGCGTAGTAGTTGTCACCAGGTACGATTCCCACGATCTGGGTCAGGCTGGTGAAGGCTCGGGGAGTGTTGGTGACGCCATCCGGCGTCAGCCGCATCGCCCAGGTGTCGCCGACCGGCGGAGGATCGGCCGACACATCAATACGCGTGATCGCTCCTCCGAACGCGGACCACCCCGTGAGGTTGGTGGAGAAGTCCGGGTTCGGGTTGATCGGGACCAGAGGCATGGATCAGGCGTTCGTCTGGGTCAGGTTGATGGAGGTCACGGTGTACGTACCGTCGGCCGCGAAGACCTCGGAGCTGGCGAGCTGGATACCGCCGAGGAAGGTGGTTCCGCCGGACGCCCACAGGCCGACCCACGCGACGGTGGAGCCTCCCGGCACAGAGAAGTCCATCGCGGCGTTGGTCTGGATCGAGCCCGAGGACGCGGTTCCCCAGGTCACCGACTGGCGGCCGTAGGCGCCGCCGGTCAGCTCGTTGGTTCCGGTCGTTCCCGGGTTGGCGCTGTGCAGCGAGGCCAGTACGGCGGCGCCACCCTGCGCAGTCAGGCCGATGTTGAACAGTGCGTTGGTCAGCGCCATCGTGTGCTCCTCAGTGGTAAGCGGGTCGAGCCCTCAGGGTACAGGTGGTGGCCCCGGTCGTGCCCGAGGCGGAAATCGTCACGTCCGAGGTGCTGTGCCCCGGCGCGATGCCGGGCACCAGGGACAGCCATCCCAGGTTGGTCATCCGCAGGTTGGCAGAGACGTTGGTTCCGGTGTTGTCGTAGTCGTTGGTGGTCTTCTGCCATGCAGTGAAGGTAGCGAGGTCCACCACCAGCCACTGCGTACTGAGGATGTTGGCGCCGGACCAGGCGAACCCGGTCTGGCTCACGTTGTCCGTCACGGAGAAGGACGACACTGGACCCTTGACCTTGAACTGCATGGCGGTGATCGGGAGAGTTCCTTCTGCCGCCAGATCCACCACCTGGTTCTGCCCGGGGATGGTGAGGATCTCCTCAGCTTCCGCCGCGAACCACCGACCTTCAGGGATGCTGAAGGTCAGCGTGGCCTCCACGTAGTTCGCGGGGCAAGAGAAGTCAGGAGCCTCCAGACCGATCAGCTGACCGGCGACCGTGGTGAAGCGGCCGTTGGTGGAGCCGCCGGTGGATCGACTCCTGGTCAGCGTGACCGGCTGGTTGGTTCCGACACCGAGCCTGCGGACCAGGCCGTTCCACCTGGTGTTGAGGGTGTCCTGGTCCGTTCCAGTGATTCGAATGCGGAACTGGATCTGACCGCTGTCCATGGGCGCATTCCACACAGGAACATGTCCGTGGAAGTTCGGCGGCTGGAGCTGGGTGTTGCGCATCGTGAGGGCGCCACCGTACTGCGTGGCATCCATGAGCTGGTATCCAGCAGCCTTGTTCTGGAGGGCCAGCCCGTTCACCGAGTACATAAGGGTCATGACGTACCGTCCAGGTATGCGGCTTGGGCGAGGACGCGGTTCACAGTCTTCGAGGTGGCTTCGGCCACCGGGTAGTAGTTGGTCACGTTGATGACGGTACTCGGTCCCTGCCGACCGACGGCCTGCTGGGTCAGAGCCATCGCCGACTGCGGTACGCGGGCCTCCTTGGCGTGAGCGGAGCTGGCGCGGATGCCCAGGCTCGGCACAGAGGCCGTCGCCGGGTTGTCCTGGTTGATGCCGGGGGTCCGCTGGGGACCGACGGCGCCGCCCGCGTCGTTGTTGATCTGCTCCAGCAGCGGCCCGTACTTCCTGGCGCTCTTGGCGTTGACCACGAACTCGCCGGAGGACGCTGCGATCGGGATGTTGTCCTCGCGAGGACCACCGCGACCCTTGATCCAGCCACCATCGGCGAATCCGAGGATGTCCCGGATGTTCGAGGCCACCGAGAGGAAGGCGTTGGCGTGTACGGAGAGGTTCCGTCGCACGTTGCTGCCGGTTCGCGACGACCGCGACTCGATGTTGCTCAGGTCGTTGTTGAACTGGGCAGTCTCGACGTTCGCCCTGCCGTCGGGGGAGAAGGACTGCCGCGCCTCGCCTGCTGCGACGCGGTTCTTCATCTCCTCGATCTTGTTGAGGAAGGTGTTGGTCTCTACATCGGCCCGTCCATCGGGGTCCAGCTTCTTTCCGGCCTCGTAGGACTGCACCAGCTTGAACATTTCGAGCAGGTGAGTACGGAACGGGCTGTCATCCATCTGTGCGACGGCGTTGACGTCCCAGTTCTTCGTAGCTTCCTTCGCCTTGAGGTACCTGTCCAGCTCATTGAGGTTCTGGAACGCCTTGGTGTTGTCAATGTTGACTTCACCCTTGGAATTCTTGATCCCGGAGATGATCGCGCCGTACTTATCGACCACTGCCTGGATTTCGGCGGCCGTCTTGGCACTGTTCAGCTCGCGGACGAAGGTTTCGTTGACGATTCGAGCCGTCGAAGCCGTCGCATTGGTGATCGGGATCTGCGCCTTGAGGATTGCGGCCGAAAGTCCGGCCACATTGTCGCCCATGGTCGCTTCCAGGCGCGGCTTGAGCTTCGCAAGCTCCTCTGTGGAGAGATTTGCGATCTCGGAGACGGCCTTTGCGGCATCCGGACCCGCTTCACGGAACTTCGCCGCGATTTCCGGTCCAAGAGTGGCCGAAATCTTGATCAGGTTGACTGCCCACTCGCGCTGAGCCTTGGCGATCGACTCCAGCTCGGTCAGGTATGCCTCGAAGCCCTTCTTGGTCTTCAGGCTGAAGTTGTCGACGGCCTTTGCAGCGTCGTCGGTGCTGTTCTTGACACCACCCGACGCCTTTTCGGCTGCTGCCTGGAAGGCTGTGGCGAATGTGCCGAAGCCTTCCATCGACTTGGCCAGCTCGTCGATGGACTCCTGTGCCTCTTCGGCCGTGGTGTCCAGGTCTTCGAGGTTCTCCTTGGTGAGCTTGACAGCACCACCGACCGCCTCGGTCTTCGCACCGAGGGAGTCCTCTGCCTCACCGAGGAGCTGGAGCACACGAGCGCCGGTGACGGCCTCGTCGCCGGTCTTCTTGATCTCTTCCTTGAACGCCTTGAGGAAGTCCTGGGCTCCCTTGGCGGCGTCGCGGTTCTTCTCCAGACTCTTGTGCGTGGCCGGGTCGATGCCCTTCCACTGCGTGAGCTGGGTGGCTTCCCGGTTGAGGCCCTTGATGGCTTCATCCAGGTCCTTGGACGCGCCCTGGGGGTCGGTAAACGACTTCTTCAGAGTCGCACCGACGTTGATGCCGGATTCCTTGAGCTTGTCGAAGGCCAGCTTGTTCTTGCCGATCGCCGACTCAGTAATCAGGGCTTCCAGTGCAGTACGGCGCATCGCCGCAGCCTGCTCACCGAAGACCTGGACGCTCTCAGTCAGAGCCTCGTTGGTCTTGTCGACGGTCTTACCAGCGGCTTCGATCTCGGCCAGGTACCGGCGGGCAGCCGCACCTGCGGAGTCGGATCCCTTGGCCTGCTCGCGCAGCTTCTCGACACTGCCGTTCAGGAGGGTGATCTCGCGGATGCGGGCCTGCGCTGCGTCCCTGGTGGTCTCCAGGTTCTTCCGGGCAGCCTGGTCGAAGTCGCTGTACGAGGTGGTGATCTCGCGGAAGACCGTACCGCCGGTCTTCGCTGCCTCTGTGTCGGCCTTGATGGCCTTCGCCAGAGCTTCCTGTCCGCCAGCAGCCTCGAACGCAGAGTTGGCCATCTTGTCGGCCTTGCTGGTCCACAGGTCCATGTCGAACAGGAGAGGCCCGAGCACGAGCGCGACGGCGGAGAGCGCGATACCCCACGGGCCGGTCGCCAGGGTCAGCGCCCTCATGCCCAGAGACGCCCGCGTGGCGGCCGTTCCGGCGGCGGTGAGTCCCACGGCCGCCACGTTGGCTGAGGAGCCCGTGAGCGCCAGCGCAGACCCCATGGCGCGGCTACCGGCGGCGGCCTGCGCCCCGCTGATGGCCACGGCCTCGTTCGTGGTCGCGACGCGGGCGTTGGCGATGGAGAAGGCTGCCGCGTTGTTGGTAGCACCTTGCATCGCGGCGGACTGCGCCTTGAATCCCGTAGCCACCTGTGCAGTAGAGGTGGACAGGCTGGCATTGCTGGCCACCACGCGCGAAGACGCAACTCCGCTGGCCGTCATGGCCGTAGCGAGCTGCTGCGCCGATACTGCCTGGCTCTGCATGGCGCGACCGGCCGCAGCCGACGACGTCGCAGCCGCAGCGGTGGTGTTCCGCCACGTGCTGATGGCTGTGGTCAGACCGAGCGTGGTGACTCCGAGGTTCTTCTGGAGTTCACGCATCGCGATGATGTTCGTGATGGTCTTCGCCAGGACGACCTGGTACGCAGCCCATCCAGCAGCACCGACGGCCACCGTTGCCACGATCGCACCGAGAAGCGGGACGATCGGACCGAGGTCGGTGATGAATCCGACGACTCCGGACAGGGCGCTGGCGAGGATGCCGACCGCCTTGGCCAGCGGCCCACCGGCCGTGGCCAGGAAGTTGCTGAAGGTGTCAACGAGGTTCTGGACCTCGTTCTTGGTGGTCTCGTAGATGCCCTTGGACTGGCGCTGGAGTTCCGTACCCTTGGCGTACTCCACGAACGCGGTGTCGATGGAGTTGGCCAGCACGTCGTAGTTGTTACCGAGACGGCTGATGGTGTCGACGTCGCGAACCGCGCGGATGCCCAGCTCTGCCAGGACTCCTCGGAAAGACTCACCGTTGGCGGCACCATCGGCCAGACCCTTGATGAACTTCTTGAAGAACTCATCCGGACTTGCCTGGAAGAGCTTGACGACCTCGACGTTGGTCAGCCCCATCACCTTAGCAAGGCGAGTAAGCTGGTCACCACCCTGCTCTACCGCGTCGCGGAGTTCACCGAACACTCGGGTCAGCGAACCACGAGCCAGCTCAGGCCGGACTCGCAGGGTTGCCAGTGCAGCAGACAGACCGGCCGTCGCCTGTGTGGTGAGGCCGAAGATGTTGGAGACCGTGGCGATCGACTCGTTGACCCGGATGATTTCCTGGTCCGTCGCGGCGGATGCCGTACCGAGGGCGAGGATGGCGGAACCGAGGTTCTCCATCTCCGTGATCGGGACGTTCTGCATCTCGGCGATACGACCAAGGAGGATGGCCGCCTCGTCGGCGGACACTCCGGTGGTGATGCTGAACTTCACGATGGTGTCGGTGAAGTCGCCCAGCTCGCTGGCCGTGATGCCGATCTGTGCACCGAGCTGACCGATACGAGCGACCTCCTCGAAGGAGATCGGAGCAGTCTGCGCGATGTCCTGGAAGCGCTCCAGCAGTCCGGCCGCCGCCGCCTCGGTCTTGCCGACGACGCGGGTGACCTGAGCGAAGGCCGCTTCCTGGCTGATGGCCGCCTGTGCCATCGCTGTCGGCACAGCGGAGATGATTTTGAGCAGGCCGGAGAACGTCGACTCCAGCTCACCCAGGGTGTTTCGGAGGGCGAAGGAGGAGGACGACAGGTTGCCCATCCCGCTGGATGTCTGCTGCATCGCGCGGTTGGTGTTGGCCGTCGCCTGCTGGAGAGCCTGCTGCTTGAGGATCAGGCTCTGTGCCTGCTGGTCCAGCCGCTGCTGCTGCTGAGCGAGCTTGACGGTCTCGTTGGCCAGCTTCTCGCGCTGGTTGGCGAGCCGCTGCTCTGCCTGTGCTGCCTTGTTGGCCGCGTCCACGGAGCGCTGCTGAAGGCTGGCCATCTTGACGAGCGCGTTGGCGTACGTCGATACAGCCGTGGCGAGCTGCTGGTACAACCGCAGCTCTCGGGCCTTGGCTTCGGCTTCCTTCGCCGTCAGGCCGGTGACCTTGGACAGTACGTTGCCCATGGCCTCCATCGCGGTGTTGAGCCGCTTCTGGTTGGTGGCCGTCTGGGTGTTGATGGATCCCAGCTTGGTGATGGCGTTGGCGTAGCTGGCAACCGTGGTAGCAAGGGTCTTGTAGAGGTTCAGCTCGTTCTGAAGTCGAGTGGCGGTGCGCTTGTCCACGCCCTCGAAGTTCGTCATAGCAGTCTGGAGACTGCGGATCGACGCAGTGAACGCGCCACCGGCGGACGTGGACTGTGAAGCAGCCCGCGCGAACCCGGACATGTCTACGTTGATCCGCGCGGTGGCGTCGAACTGGCTCATCTAGATTCCCTCATGTAGGACTCGTACCTACTTGGCAGAGGCTCCTCGGGGAAGATGTTCGTCGGCTTGACGTAGTGGATCTGCCCCGGCTTCGCTTCCTTCTTGTGCTCCTCCCTGTACTTCTCAAGGGCGGCGCATGAGTAGCAGTGACTGGTCTTGACTTCGAACTGGATATGGTTGTTGGTGGAGTACGCGTACCACAGCGGGGTCTTGCAGGATCCGCACGCCTCTTCTTCGAGGACGGTGAGCGACTGCGCCAACTTCCTATTGATAGACGTCCACCCCTGCTCATCACCAGTCATGATGGTCAGGGGTGGTACGCCCCAGCTTCGAGCGGTCTTGAGTGCTGTGACGAAGTGCCGGTTCTCCGGCCACGTCAGAGACTCAGCCAGGAAACCCGGCATCGACGTTGGCGAGCCATTCGCTGTTGAGGTTCAGGGCCTCGTACGCACCCTGGACCAGCTTGGCGTTCTCGGTGACGATGAGCCCGCCGCGCAGAGCGGCCATGTCCTCGTACGGCACAGGGCCCTGGATGACGTCTCCGTTGGACCGCGTGATGCTTACACACGTGGTCGCGATGAAGAGCGTCATGAACCGCTCTTCCAGCTCGTTGGGGTCGGGGTTCGGACCGAGGGCTTCCTCGACCTCCGCCCGCACCTTCTCGCTGGCGTGGGTGTCCTTGACCTGGAGCTGCACCAGCAGGGCAGAGGACGCGACCCGCTGCTGGAGGACGTTGATGTTCTCCAGCGCAACGAGGAGTTCCGCCTCCAGCTTCTCCGCCTCCGCCATCCGGCTGGAGACCTCGCCGACGGCGAGCTTCTCCTTGGGAAGACCACGGAGTTCGTTCAGCCGGTTCTCCGTGGCCTCCTTGCGCTGCTCGGCGGCGAAGAGCTGCTTACCGCCGTCAGCGTCCAGGAAGACGGTGACCTTGACGACCGGCGTCGTGGCCTTCTCCTGGACGAAGTCCGTGAGCGAGAAGGTACCGGCGACCGGCGCGGAGGAAGGTACCTCGATGTGCTTGTCGTTCTCGACCTTGTGGCCTTCGGCGGTGCCGACGACCAGTCCGTTCTCTGCCATGCTGGTGATCCCCTAGCTGGTTGGTGGTTGGTGGGTCAGGAGGCGACGACGTCGACCAGGCCGTTGGACGACTGGCCCTGGGCGTAGAAGCGGACCTGCATCTGGACCGGCGCGTCGTTGTCCTTGACGATGTTGGGGTCGCCGGACAGGAAGAGGAACACGGACACCTCATCGCCCGCTGCGGCGGTCGGGAAGGTGTTCGGGTTCTTGCCGATGCGCTGCACCAGGTAGCCCTGCTGAAGCGGCGTCTTGAAGAGGTCGGCCGCGATGTTGAACACCGAGGCCACATCGCTCATGTTGGCGTCGCGGAAGAACGTGAGGTCGCCCTCGTAGTTCTTGCGGGTCGGGGTCTCGACGTTGGAGTCGTCGCAGATCGAGGCCGAGTCGTCGGTGTCGCGGTCCGTCCACCCGAGGGTGTAGGGGTCCACGATCGCGCAGGAGATGTTCGTCCCCGCGTTGATCTCGGCGGCCGTCGGCGCGTCGATGTCATCGATCCCCGGGGTGCTCGGCACCCACCATACCGAGACATTGGGAGGGAGCATCTTCGTGGGCATTAGCGTTCCTCGCTTACCTTGTAGGAGCGACGGGCCCGTCGCTGTATGTTCCTGCACTTGCGGCAGCGCCGCTTGCCATCACCCTGGACGATGGTGTTGGCCTCGTCGTACTCATGACCCTTGGAACATTGGGTCTTCTGGGCGTTCGCTGCCGCGAGGGTTTCCCCACGTAGCGTGTTCTCCCTGCGGGTGACCGGCTCCAGGTGAGACGGCCGGACACAGTGGCGTACGCGGCACAGGTGGTCGAGATCCAGTCCTTCCGGAATGGGCCCGACCTCAAGGGCGTAGGCAACCCGGTGTGCTCGCACGAGCCGGTCCTCCTCGTCCTTGATGTGGCCGTAGCCTGCGCTGTTCGTGCTGGCCGTCCAGAGCCAGCAGGTGTCGGTCTTGTTGACCTTCTCCCACAGCCGTTCGGCTAGGGTACGCTTCCTCATGACGAGACTCCTTCGTCCGCGCCCCCGAGCCGTGTCACCGGCTGCGGGGGCTCCTCTTTGGGCCATCGTACTCGGTATCACGCGGTCGTGGTGTTCACGATCCCGGTGAAGGCGAGCGGGTACGAGTACCGGACGTCAACGCCGGTCGTCGTGCTGATGGGGTTCCGGATAGTCGGTGCTCCATCCTCTTCCAGCTCTCCGCCACCAGTCGGTATGAAGCCGACCAGTGCTTCCCTTACCTCATCTCCGAGGACTCGGGCGTGGTTCATGAGGGTTCCCACACACTCGATGTGGATGAGCCCCAGCCGGGTGGCCTTGTTGACTCCGCAGATGCCCGCGTGGCCAGGACCGGCGTCGATGGATCCACCGAACCAGACCAGCACGTACGGCGCAATCATGCCGTTGGTCAGCTTGCTGGTCGCGTCCGGCTCGTCGTAGCCGCCATCTTTGATCGGGATGTGATCCGGCAGCACCGCGTTCAGGCGGGCCATGACGCTGTCCTGCCAAGGGAGAAGCCTCATTTGATGGCACTCCTTGTCGATGCCAGGGCTCGCCTGTACGCGGTGTGGACGGCGCGCATCGGGGTGATCCCGTTGCTCGTTCCGAACTCCTGGAACGGAGCGTAGAACGGCGCCCACTCTTTCCAGCCGAAGCTGATCTTGATGATGTCCGACTTGAAGTCCTTGGTGCCGTGGACCAGTCGGCGCATCCGGCCGGTGTCCACTCGGGACCTGGCCTTCACGTCCACCACGGCAACGCCGAGGATGTTGGACATGTTCCTCTCCACCTGGGACCGCGAGCGGTTCAGGTGGTCGATGACGAACGCGGTCAGACGGACATCGTCCCGGCCGCCTCGGTTGTTGTAGTACATCTTCGAGGCGGGGGCGAGCCTGCTGGTGTAGTTGTAGTTCCAGTTGATCCTTGCCATCAGGGGCCCTCCCATCCTGCCGCGATTGCCAGTGCAGTGAGCTGAGTCCAGAGCAGCCGGTTCTCGGTGAGGTCCATGTCGCAAAGGACGGACCGGCCCCAGGTGTTGCTGGACTCGGTGGGGTTGCGGACGTGCATGACGTAGCGCTCCAGGTCACCGTCGTCGTTGAACGGATCGGTGAACGTGGCGATGATGTCGCCCCACAGAACCGGCGGGCACTCCTTCGAAGGCATCTGCACGCGCATGGCGTGCTGCACCATCGGGGAGTTCTCGCCGTTGCGGCGCCGGGCTCGCCAGTCCTTGTTGGGCTGGCAGCGAGCTTGACCGAAGTAGATGGTGGTCAGGCTGTCACCAGTCACTTCGCCGGTGATCGGGTTCCAGACCGGATCCCCGCCGCTACGCCGGACGATCAGCACCTGTGCCGCCTGGAAGCCCTCTGGCACAGAGCGGTGGTGCAGCGGCCAGCGGGGATCCATGGAACCCCTGGTGTTCAGTGCCACCGCGTCCACCACCAGACACCCACGGTCGTCTGCGGCTCCTTGTGCAGGGTTCCGCCGGGCAGGCAGTCCAGCAGCATCTCGGTCATCTCTTCGACCGTGTAGTGGTGGACGTGCTCCTCGTGTGGGTTGCCTTCCACGGCGCCCTGGGGAGCGTGGATGATCGGCACAGAGACCGCGATGTTCCACGCGCCGCCCTCGTGTACGCGGTTGAGCAGGCGGACGGCGTCCTCCTTGCTCATGTGCTCCAGCACGTCCCCCAGGATCACGAGGTCCCGGTGGAAAAGATGGAGCGGCGCATCGAGCGCGTTGATGTTGTGGATCTCGTCGTAGGCGACGCGGGTCTTCGTGGACTTCAGCTTGTACTTGGCGATGTACGGCTTCCACACCTCGATGCCGGTCCACCACAGCCCCTTGTGCAGAGGCCGCCACCGCTTGGCGTAGGTGCCCTCTCCCGGGCCCACGTCGCAGACGGTCCATGGCTGCTTGGCCATGAAGAACGCGGTGAGCCAGTCCTTGCCCTCTTCGATCGACGTCGGCATTACTTCCCCACCTTCCGGTACACGGCCCACATGAGTTCGTCGTCGCAGCGAACCAGCCCGCAGTGCTCGGCGATGGCGGCCTGCGCCTTGGCGTCCCAGGTGGTCACGTCGCACCACCACGTACGCTCGCGAGCGAGGGTGTCGGTCGCCGTCGGCCAGTCGAGCACCAGGTAACCACCAGGCTTGACCGCTTCGGCCATGCCCTGGATCATCGCGACCCCGGACTTCCAGTCGTGATGGATGAGTACCGCCAGGCAGTACAGCATGTCCACCTTGGGGAGGCCGGTGTTCTCCAGCACCTCGGGGAGATCGGCGCCGTTGGAGATGATGGTCTCCATCCCCGGGCACTTCTTCTGGAGACGCTCCAGCATCTTCTCCGAGGAGTCAGCACCGATGATGCTGACCCCGCGCTCGTGGAAGGCGTGAGCCACCCGGCCGTCGCCGCATCCCATGTCCAGGATGACGTCGTCCTTGTTGACCAGGTGCCCCATGGACTGAGCCTGGAGACGACCGCTCTCCCAGTACGCCAGCTCACTGACGTTGCGGAAGGGGTGGATGGCCTCGGGTTCCTTGACGGCAGCCACGTTCCACGAGTCGATGATGTCCTGCATGTTCGCCATGGTGATCCCTTAGACGTTGCGCCAGTAGAGGTACTCGGGGGTGTTCGGTACTCGCGGGGGCTCGCAGTGGTTCCGCGACGGGTGGAAGTCCACCACGGTGAACGCGGTCTCCAGGTCCTCCTGCTCCTCTTCCTTGGCAGCCTGCCGACGAAGCAGTCCGGCCCGTCCGAGGAGAGCGTTGGCGGTCTTCGCGCCATCTGTTTGGAGGTCTTCGGTCTTGACGACCTTGGAGATCAGTGCCTCGGACACCGCGATGGCCTCAACCGCGTCGGCCGCAGCGTGACGGATCTTCGCCGTCAGCTCGACTCCGGCCGTGGCTCCGCAGGTCCCGGGGTCCGCGCCGTACAGCGCGAGGAATCCGGCGAGGTGGCTGTCGCTGAACATGTACGACGGATTGCCGTCGGACTCCCAGTCCACCTGCTCGATATCGGGGATCAGGGCGCGCACCCTGCCCACTGCTGTGCTGTAGTTCGGCGGGCTGACGTCGGCCATAGCACACCTCCTTCGGTTGATGACAGCGTACATCCTGGGCAGCAGAAAGCCCCTCCTGTGCGGCCTCGGGAACGGCACAGGAGGGGCTCTCTGTCGGATGCCCACGGACAAGGGCGGCCACCGCGACCGGGGAGGTTGCGATGGGGGCCAGGCTACCGGCCGCCGGAGCAAACGGCCAGGTCGCCCTCCGTGAGCCGGAGGCCAATCCGAAATCCTCCAGTGAATCGGCGCTAATTCACTGTGGCGGGTGATGATTTCGGATCGGCGAAGTTGAATTGTGATTGCCTGGGGGTTGAATTAGCTAATTCAATACCCTTGAAATAGGATCCAGAATCTTAGATTTGGCCCTAAATCCCTGTCCGATTTACCCCACTTTGTTGCGCTCGTATCGTTAGACTCTGAGCGCCGCGAAGCGGTGAGGCGCCTGGGCGCCTCATCTGGACGGGTCCAGACGCTCTGAGTCTACCATACCGATCAAAACGGACTTCATGGTACATCGTGGGAGAATGTTCGTACCTTGCGAGGTGAAATGAGTACACCCCGTTGGTAACGAATTGGTAAAGGTTGCTGATCGTCGCGGTCGGCTTGGCCAGGAAGATACGATGACCTGGACAAAGGAGGCCACATGGCACTGCCCACCACGCGGGTGATCCACGGAAAGTGGGTCAACCCGGCAACTGGTGCTCCGTACACCGCCGATGACTTCGTCATCCTGGAGCCCGTACCGGCCCGCTGGACCGATACGAACAACGACCAAATCCTCACGGGAGGTGGTCAGTTCGCACTGAACTCCACCGGTGAGGTCACCGTCACCCTCGTGTGCACGGATGCCGACGGAGTCCTGCCTGCCGATGGACGCCTGTGGTGCATCAAGGAGTTCATCAACGGTGACTGGAACTCCTACATGTTCGAGGTGCCGGAAGGCGTCGGCACCCTGGAGCTGTCGGACATCCAGCCTGTCCTGGTGAGCGACGTCCTGTACGTCCCTGTGCCGGGGCCGGAAGGACCGCAGGGTGACCCCGGTCTTGGTGCGGAGCTGGTGGGATTCACCACCGGCATCCTGACCGGCGGCGAGATGAACGTGAACGTCGGCGACCCGCTGTCCGTGGACATCGGCGAACTCCACGGTGTCATCGCTGACTACATCACCGACCCGTTCAACCCGGAGATCACTCAGATCAACCTGCTGCCGCAGACGGTGGCGCTGACCAGCACCGCCGCCGCTATCACGTGGTGGATGGTGGACATCAATGGTGATGTCGTTCAGCAGCACTCGCGGCCGACCAACTCGCAGCGCCGCGAGAACATCGTCCTCGGTGTGACGGCACAGGCGACGGGCGTCATCTTCGCCTGCCAGTCCATCCCGGTCATCCTTCCCCACACGGGGAACCAGCTCGTGGACCTGATGGACGCGCTGGGTGCCTTCTCCATCGACGGCAACCGGATCTCCGCACACACGCCGGGCAACCTCCAGATCAAGAACACCGCCGGTCACATCTTCTCGCGAGGCTTCAACCGCTTCGCGGACGACGTGCTGACGGCCGATCCCCACGTCTCGGCCAGCTTTGCACAGGACCCCTGCCAGTTCCGGTACCTCCTGCGCAACACGACCTCCCTCATCGGTACGGTCGTGAACACGCTGAACGTGGCGCAGTACGACAACAACGGCGTGCTCACCAACGTGGGCGGCGGCGCTAACTCCAGCACGATCCAGCGCGTGTGGATGTTCCCCAGCAACGTCGCGCAGGACCAGATGTTCATCGAGTACGGACAGACGGTCTACACCACGCTGGACCAGGCTGCTGCGGCGATCACCCTGGAGAACCACATCTCCAACCCGGCGCTGGGTACGTCGGCCGTCCTGGTCGGCTACATCGCGGTCCGCCGGACGGCCACCAACCTGACGCTGTCCTCGGACGCGCGGTTCGTGCCCGCCGCGAAGTTCGGCACCGGCCCCACCAACACGGCTGACGCGCTCGCACAGTACGCGCTGCTGGCCGGGGCGGACTTCACCGGGCCGGTCACCTTCGAGCGGCTCACGAGCGGCCTGAAGGCCATCGGGGTCCACGTGGACCTGGACAGCTTCGAGCGGTTCCAGGTGGACGCGGGCGGCGGGCTGGAGTGGGGTGACGGCAACGTCACCACCGACGTGCGCCTTGAGCGTGATGGCGTCGGACACATGACGAGCCCGGACACCTGGGACTTCGGCGACCTGACCATCGACGGCAGGCAGGTGGAGCGGCCGACGGCATCCGTCACCGACTACCTGAATCTCAACCCGTTCACCTGTGCCCACCGAGGTGCTGGCTCGGACTTCGGTCCCGAGCACACCATGGAGGCGTACAGCCAGGCGGTGGCCGCTGGTGCTCCGGCGATCGAGGTGTCGTGCGACATCACCAGCGACGGCATCCTGGTGTGCTTCCACGACACCAGCCTCGACCGCATGACCGACTATTCGGGAAGCTGCCAGGACTACACGTACGCGCAGCTTTCGAACATCGTCAAGGTCAACGGCAAGGACCACCTCGGTGACGGCTGGCCGTACGTCACGATCCCCAAGCTGGGTGACGTGCTCGACGCCTTCATGGGCAAGGTCGTCATCTTCCTGGAGCCCAAGACCAACGCGGCCAGCGCCAAGCTGACCGGCGGGTGGCTGGAGGACAAGTACCCGGACATCGCCGACCAGGTGATCTGGAAGGTGTACTACACCAACACCACGAAGGCGTGGGCACAGAGCAAGGGGATGCGCGTCTGGTCGTACATCGACGCGACGACCACGATGCTCCAGATGGACCCGCACGATGCGAACACCGACTTCTGGGGTGTCCCGCACACGGCGACCGACGCCAAGATCCTGGAGGTCATCGCGCGTCCGGGTGGCAAGGCCGTCATGGTCTGGGAGGTCCACCGCTTCTACGACGTCACCCGGTTCACCGGCCTGGGTGTGCGTGGTCTCATGCAGTCGCGGTGGGGCTATCTGAACGTCAGCAACAACAACGTCCCGGCCGACCAGTTCCACACGAAGATCAACACCGGCGGGTACATCGGTGTCGATGCGACGAACCCGAACTACTCGCTGAAGTACGACGCGAGCGCGCGGGCGTACATCAGCCAGATCCCGAACAACGCGGTGCTGATGGGGAAGCACAAGATCCCCGCCGCCAGCACCACGTACACCATCAGGTTCAGCTTCACGTGGGCGTCGATCCCGGGAACCAACCTCCACTCCGGCATCGCCTTCGAGAAGAGCGATGACCGGGCGTACATCTTCTCGGCGGCGAACCCGACCGGCGGATACCACATCGTCTTCCGCAACAACGGAACGATGCAGATTTTCCGCCACGACGCGGGCGTGACCACTGGTGTGCAGCTTGCATCGGTCTCCACGGTGACGCCCATCGCCGGAGCGAAGATGGACTTCGAGGTCGCGGTCTCGCCGACCACGATCACCTGCACCCGGCTGGACGGCGTCGGCGCCCCCTTCGTGGCCAGCACGTCGGACACGACGTACCGGAACAACAAGTTCTGGCACGTCAGCCCGGGGTCGGTGACTGTGGCGAACACCACGCCGCTGTTCGAGGACATCCTCGTCGCGTGATGTGTTAGTCTGGATCCCTCGCCGAAACCAGCGTGAGTACGTGTCCACCATGGCACCGAAAACCAGGGGAGTAGTCGAGCTACACGAACCCCCAGCGAGTTGGGCTTAGACCACCACGGCGGTCAGCGGTCCATCCGACTGGGGGTTTCGTGTGATGGTCTGTCTTCCAATAGGCAGGATGTCGGCTAGGTCGC